GCGTGACCGTTCGCCTTGCCGTTGGCGTGACCGTTCGCCTTGCCGTTGGGCTTGAACGCGGGCGCGCCGATCTGGGCTCGCACCCAGTCTTTGACGACGATGGGGTCCTGGTCCTGGTCTGAGAACGAGTAGACGCCGAACCCGTCCGGCTCGTCGTCGGACACCCAGACCGAGAGCGAGAGATCATTGCGGGAATGGCCAGGACCAGGGCAGCGGATAACCCGGCGGCCCTTGTCGTCGTGGGTGATCTTTCCGTGGAGAGCCGCGCAGACATCTTCAATGACGAGTTGCATGGCCCGTCTCCCCGCTCAACCGCCAGCCTCGTTCCCCCAAGCATCCCAGCCGACATAGCTCTCACCCCGAGCAAAGAGCTCGATGCGCGGCAAGGTTGGAAAGAGGTCGTCTATCATTTCACGAAAGGCGAAAGGTTTGGCGCTGTGTTCGCCCCGCGCCGCAGAGATCACCGACTCATACTGGTCGCCGGGCGCAGGCGCAGGAACCGAGCCTCGCGTGCCGATCAGCAATAGTTCATGCCGATTGCGGCTCCAGTAACCCGTGCCTACCTTATCCTTCACCCATACGAAGTGGGACTTATAGGCGAAACCCCAAGCCGCCATGACGGCGAGCGCCTCGGGAAGCATCGGGACCGTCGCCCACAGAAACAGGACAGCGTCCTCGGCGGCCGGGACCGGAAGCGCCGCAATCGCCTCGACCGTCATCGTCGGGTAGTGGTTGTCGGCCGCCCGATCCATGCCGGTCTCGGTGCTGTAGGGCGTGAACGACCAGGGCGGGTCGGCGTAGATCACGCCATATCGCTGATCAGCGGGCAGCTGGCGCTGGCGCTGACCCAAGTCGCGCTCGCGCGTTGCTCGTCTCTGCTTTTTGTCGCCTTGGGTTAACTCGCGCACGACTGCGTTCGGCGTCGCATCCTTGCCCTGCGCGCGTAGCCTCTCGGAGGCGGCCGCGATGTCGGCCTTGTGCTCAGCGAGGGCCATGTGGCGCGAGCGCATCGTGCTCGGCAGTCCGGTCGCCTCGCGGCCCAAATCTCCCAACCTTGGGAGATTTGAATTGCCGCCCGACGCTTTCGGGATGCGCTTCAATTCCTCGCCGATCCGCACAGTCGCCGCCAGGATGGTATCTTCGGCCTCGACCTTGACGACCTCGACGTCGCTCCACAGTAGCTTGATCGCCTTGGCGGTATCGATAGCCTTGTGGATGTCAGCGTATGTCTTGGCGCTTTCGAGCTCAATCCGCATCGCCGCCAGGGCCTTGAGCGCCGCCGGGACGGTCTGAAGGTGATTCTCGCGGTTGACGATTGTAAGATCGGTTGTCATCGCAGAATGTCCCGCAGCCTAAGCAGCACAACGCTGAAGAGCCCGCCATCTCCCGCGCCTGTGCGGAAACGCTTCTGCCGAAATGCTTCGCGCGCGAGGTCTTTGAGCCTGGACGTCGGAAACATGAGATAAACGAGCGTCTCGCCATCTCGTTTTAATTCATGCACCCAGTAGTCAGCCTCAGTGACAGCTATCCCGCTTGGTCGTCCGTTCTGCTCATACTCGATAGCGATATTGCCCGTCTGCTCCCACTGAAATGTCTCGGATTTAAGCTCGATCTTTTCCAACCTGGACGCGCAGAATATTTCAGCCAGCCGCCTCTCATCGATGATAGCTTGGCTCAGCTGCAAGTCGAATTTGTTGTCTCGGTTGAAATTGACGTCCATTTGCTTAACCCGCTTCGAGCAGATGCTGGACGGACAGCTGGCGGGCGCCATAGAGCGCGATCAACGCTGCCTCGGCTCTCCCATGATCCTTCGCCCGCGCCCACTGGTCCGACCAGCGCGGGAACATCGCCGAGGCCCGGATGCGGCTGGCGTCCTTGTCGCCGACCACCCGCAGGTTGCGCTTCCAGACCCCGGACGAGACTGTCTCGATGGGGATGAAGTTGGCCGCGAAGATGCCACGAACCTCGCCGAGGCCGAGCCAGAACGTCGCCGCACCGACCCGCCCGTTCTGCGGGCGCACGCCGCCCTGTTCGAAGATCGCCACTGCAAGCTCCCCGTCCTTCTGGGTCGCGTCGATGCGGCGGGCGAGGCCGTAGGCGTCCAGGTGGCTGCGCTTGCCGACCCGCAGCGTGGGCATGTCCCAGCACTCCAGGTGAACCGGCAGGTCGTTTTCGAGAGTCAGGAAAGCCAGAGCACCGGCCGCGCCAGGATCGATGCCCACGACACGCACTGCATCAGCCCTCAGCCGCGTTCGCCGACTTCTCCAACCGGCGGCCGCGCCTCTTCAGGCCGTTCCATGTTTCCTCGGCCAAGCGGACCTCTTCCTTGGCGGTGAATTGGCCGCGCTCCAGGCGTTCGGCGGCGGCGATCAGCTTCTCGCAGTTGGGGAGGGACTTCAGGACCCAGCCGCGCTCGCGGAACGAGCGGACGGTCGACTCCGGCAGTCCGGCCTCCGCCGCGAGGCGGGCGCAACCGACGATGCGCTCCATCGCGGCGACGCGCTCCAGGCCGAGGGTGATGGCTTCCATGGGCGATATGGGTAGCGCTATCGATAGGCATCCATCAAGCGAAAGTTCGCGTTGACAACAGACCAGGAGCGGCGCGAATGTTCGCGTCTTGAATAACGACGGTCATCAACGGTGACATCCGTGGCACACGGAGACACACCGAGACACACCGGCGAACACAGCGGGACTCGAATAGAGTCATATACCGCCTGAATGCTGTTGCCGTTTATGGCGGGAAGGTGTCGCGACTCTATGGCCAAGATAGAAATTCACCCGGACGCCGACATCGAGACCAGCGCCGAGATCGACGAACTGGCGAAAGCGTTGCCAGCCGCGCAGAAGGCCATCGCCAAGGTCCAGAAGGACGCCGCCAACATCCATTTTGAGAGCCGCTACGCCAGCCTGAACGAGATCGCCGAGGCCATTCTACCGGCGATGAACGACAACGGCTTCTCGGTGCTCCAGCCCGCCACCACCGCGCCGCCGAACTTGGTCCAGGTGGTGACCATCCTGCTCCACACCAGCGGCCAGTGGCTGCGCGCGACCCACAAGATACCCGTTACCCGCGCCGACGCTCAGGGCGTGGGCTCGGCGCTCACCTATGCCCGGCGACAGGCGCTCCAGTCGCTGTTCACGGTCACGCCCGCAGGCGAGGACGACGACGGTGAGGGCTCTGTCGGGCGCGGCAAGAACGCCAAGCCGCCGCTGCCCCCAGCGGAGCCGCCGAAGCGACCCACCCTCGGCGCCAGGGTCAACAATCTGGAGACCACCCTGCGGGACGTGAAGAACGAGACCGACCTGGGTCGGGCCTGGAACCTCGCCAAAGGGCTCCGCGCCGAACTAGCCGCCGAACAGCCCAAGACATCGGAGCGCATCGAGGCGCTCTACAACCGCCGCGTGACGGAGTTCTCAGCGCCAGGAGATCAGCATGGCCCCGGATGAATTGACCATCGGCCTCAGGGTTTCACCGGATGGCGCAGCCTTCGAGTTTGAGGGCCGGATCGTGAGTCTGTTCCTGACCCAGGCGGGCCATGACCGCGTGGTCCTGGAAAGCGACAGCGGCGAGTTGATGATCTGTAGGCCCCAACAGCTTCAGTGGAAGGGGTCGGAATGATGTCGGAACACCCGCCGCTCGAAACGATCATCCACGTCGGCCGGATGGTGATCGACGCCGAACTGGCCCGCCGCATTCTCAACGAGCGTGTCTATATGCGCCAACGGCGGCGCACCCAACAGGACACCGCGCTCTGGGTAGCTTTGCTGGAACGCGGCGACTTCGAGCCCGATCGGCAAATCTGGTTCGGCCTGCTGGACGGTCAACTCCACCTCCTGGACGGCCAGCATCGTCTGGCCGGTGTGGAGGCCAGCGGGATCGCCGCCGCCTTCCAGGTGATGATCCGCCCCGTAGCGGATCGGGACGGACTCCATGTGGCCTACACCCATTTCGACCGCGCTGGCCGTCCACGCTCCCTGGCCGAAATGATCAATGCGCTCGGGCTCGCCGAGCAATACAACTTATCACGGACCATGACTCGGGAAGTGTGGCGGGCGGGCGTGCTCATCCACTTCAAGTTTGATCTGCCGCACCACCTACTCGACCCGGTCGCGTTCCGGGACGATGACGTTCGTCTGAGTTTCGCCGAACCACATTGGGCCACGGCTCATCTCTACGAGACGATCATCAAAAGCGCCCCGGCGAAAGTAAAGCGTCGCCTAAACTCGGCTCAGGTGTTGGCGGTGGCGCTCATAACACTGGAGCAGCAATACCCGACCGCCTACAAGTTCTGGAAGGGCATTGGTGACAATGACGGTTTATATAAGGGCGACCCGCGCCACACATTTCTAACCTGGGTTAGTGAGCATATGTTCGAACGAACCGGGCATACTGGCGCTATGGCCGCCTCCCTGGCCTGGAACGCCTTTTTTGAAGATCGTGAACTCACGACTATTCGAGTTGGCGCAGCATTCGGGGTCAGGATCGCCGGTACGACCTTTAGGAATGGCCGGTCCTCCAACAGGCGCTCGTTGAATACCACGGATCGAGAGGACCTCGCCGAACGGGAGGCTCTGCTATGATCCTCCAGCGCACCCCGCAGTGGTACGCCCAGCGCCTGGGCAAGGTCACGGCCTCCAGGGTCAGCCACGTCATCGCCAAGACCAAGACCGGCGTCTCGGCGCTCCGGGCGAACTACGCCGCCGACCTGATCGCTGAGCGCGTCACCGGGCGGCCGGGCGAGAATTACGTCAGCGGCCCGATGCAGTGGGGGATCGACCACGAGGACGAGGCGCGGGCCTGCTACCAGGACCAGTTCAACGTCGAGGTCGTGGAGGCCGAATTCGTCGACCATCCCGAGATCGCCTGGAGCGGCGCCAGCCCGGACGGCTACGTCGAGGCCGATGGCCTGATCGAGATCAAGTGTCCGAACACTGCCACCCACATCGCCACCCTGCTCGGCATGCCGCCCGCGACCGAGCACCTCGCCCAGATGCAGTGGCAGATGGCCTGCTCGGGCCGCCTGTGGTGCGACTACGCCTCGTTCGACCCGCGCCTCCCGGAGTCGATGCGGCTGCACGTCTGCCGGGTCCTGCGCAACACGTCGGTGATCCTGGAACTGGAGGTGGAGGTGTCCGCCTTCCTGGACGACATCGCCGAGCGCGTGGCGCGCCTCACGAAGCTCTATGGGCCCACCCCTGCGATGGAGGCGGAATATGCCTAGCGGCCCTCCCGAACTCCACGCCAAGTGGTGCGCTCTCGACTTCAACGGCAACGGCGACATCGCCGCGATCAACTATCTCCAGCAGCACGGCTGGCGGTACACGAACCGGTGGGAATGGGTTCCGCCGCCCGACCGCCGTCGCTGCTGCCCCGACGAAGAGGCCGAGGCGATCACCTACCTGATGCTGGAGTGGGACTGGGGTGGGATCGCACCCGACCCGGAGCCGTGCCGCTATGGCTAACCGCGAGCGCGAGCGCCGCGCCTACGCCGCCGAGACCAAGGTCAGCACCGAGAGTTCGCGGGCCGAGATCGAGCGCACCCTGCGCAGCTACAAGGCCGATGGCTTCGGCTACGCCGAGGACGGCGTGAAGGTGTCGATCTTCTTCCGGATGGCCAGCCGCCACATCCGCCTGAACCTGACCATGCCCGAGCGCGAGCAACCGGCATTCACCGAATATCGACGGGGCAGCATGACATTCCGGCGGGCCGACAGCGAGATCGACAAGCACTGGTTGCAGGCGTGCCGCCAGCGCTGGCGCGTCCTGGCGCTGATGGTGCGCGCCAAGCTGGAGGCCGTAGAGGCGGGCGTCACCACGGTCGAAGACGAGTTCCTGGCCTCCACGATGATGCCTGACGGGGCCACCGTGGGCGAGAGCGTCAAGCGCCAGATCGACGAAGCCTATCGCCTGGGCGGGATGCCCCGGCCGCTGATGATCACCGGGTCGGGCCGATGAATGGCCCAGGCGTCGATAAGGCTCGTCACCGACCGGGCGCGGCACACCGCCGCGACCTGGGCCTGGAACGCCGATCCGGGCACGCTGGTGACGTTCGCCAGCCCGGACAAGCGCACGGTGACGCAGAACGCGGCCATGTGGCCCGCGCTCACCGACATTTCGGAGCAGGTGCAGTGGCATGGCCAGAGCCTGAGCCCGGACCAGTGGAAACAGCTGTTCCTGGCCGACATGGACCGAGGCGCGCTGATGGTCCCGGCGCTCAACGGCAAGGGGTTCGTCAACCTCAACACGTCGTCCAGCGCTCTGCGGGTGAAAGAATTCGCCCGGCTCCTGGACGCGATCTACAAGTTCGGGGCCGATCACGACGTTATTTGGCGCGTACCGCGTAGCTAATGGGAGTGTCCGTGATGAGTAACCCGGCAGACTTTCCGATGGTCTATTCGGTGCCCGAGGCTCTCGCCATGCTCGGTATCTGCCGGTCTACCTTCTATCGACAGGTGAGACGCGGGAACCTGCGGTTGTCGAAGATCGGGGCGCGGACGGTCGTGCAGCGCCACGAACTGGAGCGGCTGATCGGAGCTATCGCTCCGGCGGCGAAGGAGGAAAGCTGATGGCCACGCGCTATTTCCAAGTGGTGGACGTAGACCGGCAGCGGCTGATCGCGGTCGACGAGGACCCTATCGGGGCGACCAGGACAGCGCGCGAGTGGATCATCCAGCACCGCTGCAACGTGACCATCTACGAGGTCGAGACCAACTGCGTCGATATCTGGGACTTCGCCGCCGAGAGCCTGCGGGAGTATCCGGCGACGCTGCGGGGCGTGCCCTTTCGCGCCTACGAGACGGTGATCTCGCAGATGGCCGGGATGGCGCCGCCGTCAGAGACGATCCACTAATGGGACCGCTCGCCCCGACCTTGGCCGAGAGGCTCCGCGACCCGCGTAACATCAACCCGGCATTTGATAACCCAGGCTTCCGCAGGGCGGTCTTACAGGCTGACCGCCTCGTCCTGGACGAAGACGCTCTGCGCCTCGGCTGTCAACTGGCTACCGGCACGCCGCGAGAAATACGACGAACTCTCGATAATATCGACTTTGTAACGCGAGCGATCTGGATTGAATTTCCATTTATTCCGATAGGAAAAGATGGTGAAAGATTAGTTATATCAAGTGGACGTGGCCGGTTAGGAATGCTGATTAGGCCAGACCCTGAAAATTCACTGATAATGGATGCGTGGTGCGTTGAGGAAGTAGTCGATGAAGAGCGTCGTAAGCAGTTAGGTAATGTAGTTATGTGGCCCATTGGCGTCGATATTCGGCCACCTGGACTATTATCTACATCATGCCTCGACTACGATCCGGGACATCAATATATTTGGGGGTTTCTTAACACGACGAAAGACGTTTCATGCCTGAAGGGTCGTGCATTTTTAATAGAGGACAATTACACTGTCCCCCTCGAATCATCTCCCCTCGGATACGGACCCTTCGTCGATGGATTATCTGGCTGGGCGAACATCGTAGTCGGGATGCTTGCGATGCTCCAGACAGTCGCGACGGTAGGCCAGGAAGAGCGGCCGCCCGGCCATGTGCTAGTCGGCGGCCGGATGCGGCCACGCCTCACCATCTGCCCCCTCACGCTCCAGGTTCCTCGCCGCATTCGCAACGTCGCCGCCTATGCTCGACGGAAGCTGGCAGAAACGGCCACTGGGAAGCGTCTCCATGAGGTTCGGGCCCACTATCGACACCTCGCCTTCCAGCCGCGCCCGCCCGGTTGGATGCCGGTGATCATCGAAGGGCAGATGATGTGGAGGAAGCGGATCGACAGCCATCTGCGCGGTGATCCGGCGCTGGGCGTGATCGAACACGACTTCACGGTCGTTCACGGGCCTGACGCGGACTCTAAGCAACCGAGCCTCCCGACCCGCCTCGGCTACGGCCTGGAGCGGCCCGATGACGCGCCTGAGCCCTGACGCTCGGGCGCTGGGCCTAGAGTAGCGCGAAGCCGCTCCAGGCCCCTACGAGGCTCCCTATGCGGCCAGCGCCAGGACCGCCGGAGCCCGCGCAGGCCCGCGCTTCGGCGAGTGGGTCCGGCCGCCCAGGTAGGCGCTCCACTCCCGCATCACCGCCTTGCGCCGGGGCAGGTAGAGATCGCCCCCGGCGTCGTGGGCGTAGTTGATGATGGCGCCCGAGAGCGCCGTCGCCTGACCGTGCCGGGAGCCGATCTGGTGGCCGATCACCCTGTCCATCAGGTCCAGGGCGAACGGGTCGCGGTCGCGGTGGGCCGTGCCTGCGCCCCAGGCCACCAAGCTCGCCCGGAAGCCATGGACCGTGATCCCAGGCGCGATGTCCTGGGCCAGGAACAGCAGTGCGTTGCCGCCGTATTCCTTCGGCCGGATACTCGCCCCGCTCGGAAAGATCAGGTCGTTCGGCGCGAGATCGCGGCGGTGCTTGGCCGTGCGCCGCAGCAGCTGCACCATGGCCAGGGACAGCGGGATGACGAACGGCTGGCCGTGCGAGCCCTTGTTCTGCTCGGTCTTGAGCCGCTCGGGCGGGATCGTCCAGGTCCGGCTCCGCCAGTTGATCTCGCCCCACCGCGCGCCGGTCGTCTCGGCCGAGCGAGAGCCGGTCAGGATCACCCACTCCAGGGCGCGGGCGGACATCAACTCCACCGCCCGGAGCGCCGTCATGAACGTGGGCAGATCGATCCAGGACAGGCTCGGGCGCGACGTGCGGCGATGCGGGCGCTTCCCGAGCAGGTTGCACATCGCCTTGAGGCTGGCCGGGTTCTGCCAGTGCTCATCGTCCGGGCGGGCGTTGTCGTGCCGGTGCGCCAGGACGTTCTTCAACCGCATCAGGATACGCTTGCCCGAAGGCGTCGGGGTCATGTCCACCCACCGTCCGGCCAACGCCGCCACGATCTGCGTGCGCACGATGTTGTCGATGGGCGTGCTCGCCAAGGCCCCGACGTGGATGGTCATGTCGCGGAGCCATTCCGACCGCTCCGGGCCGAGGCGGATATCCTTCGGCGTGGCCAGCATCTTGAAGTGGTGACGCGCGTACTCGGCGAGGGTCGGGTTCGCGCCGAGACCGCCGTCGCGGCGCTCGCTCTTGGGGCTGATGCGCTGGTCCAGGAGTTCCCGGTGCGCCTCGCACTGACGCCGGGCCTCGGCCAGGGTCACGTCACGCGGGTAGCAGCCGTCGAGCCAGAGGCTCTCGTATTTGCCGCACCACGGATAGCGGTGGACGAACCGGGCGCGCCCGGCTGCGGTGACGACCAGGGATAGGCCAGGACCGGCCGGGAAGCGGCCTTCCTTCCCGAGCTTCTGGCAACGCTTGACGGCTCTCGCCAGGGCGAGTGGGTCGAGGGGTTTGGACATATCTGAGTTCTCTCGTGGTGACACTTTTGCACGCACAATTGCGTGAAACGTGGAGAAACAGGGAGAGACGCGCAGACACGTTTTGTAAAGCTAACCGATTGAAGCTATTCGGGTTGTGGAACACATAGACACACGCAGAACCACCTAGAGACAGTGGTAACAAGATGTTGACGTTCAAATGCCTCAACCCGCTACCCGCTTGTTTTCACTCCGCAAACAGTTGGCCCAAAACGCAGCGGTGACACCCTGCACGAACATTCCCGTTTCGTTGGGGCGGTGACACGCCCGGACCCACCCGAGCGCGCCTGAGACAATGTGTCCCAGGCCCCGAGCGGGCAGCTTAGCCCGTTCCGCAGGCGGGCGGGGTGCGCCAATTAGCCTCAACTGACAGCGCAGATATGAGCACAAATTTGGGGACAAATCTGTGCCCGCATTATAAAGAGTGATCCCCGGCTGCATGGTGTAGCCGGGACGGAGAGACCTGACGAAAATGACCGAACTGGAAGCCAAGAAAGCCCGCCTTCGCGCTGCCCGCGAAGCTCGGGACGCTGCCGAGGTGGAGCGCAAAGCGGCCTGGAATGCCCTGCCTCGCGAGGAAAAGCTGAGCCGCAAACGTGAGTTCGACCGGCACATCGCCGCCCACTTCGGCGGCGACCTCATCAAACGCATTCGCGATCTCTAACCTTAACCATGACCACAACCGGAACCTTGACTATGACTACCACTACCGACTTCAAAACCCGCCCTGCCGACGAGGCCAGGACGCACGAACTGATCGAGACGTGGCGCGCCGCCCACGAGTGGAACCACGAGTTCCAGGTGGTCGCCCCGGTGTTCAAGGCGATGTGGCAGGCGGCCCTGCCCGTCGACCGCATCGAGGCTATCGCCAAGGCCATCCACGGCCTGTCCATCGAGGACGGCCAACTGAAGCCGATCCTGACGAAGCTGTGCCGTGACAAGGTACTGCGCAGCCGCGTCCACTTCGGCAAGCGCCTCTACGAGGTGAACTTCTGATGGCGCGCAATTCGATCTACGGCGCGTCGGCCAAGCAGTGGAGCTATTTCCGCAGCCTGACCGGCGACACGCTGCCGGACCGCTGCACCAAGGCCCAGGCGTCCTCGCTGATCAAGAAGGCGCTGGCGGGCGAGTACGTCCGCAAGCTCCGCTGCATCGAGGTCGGCCGCTTCCGGCTCACCACCTGGGACGGCCCCCGCGAGATCACCTGGGACGTGTTCATCGACCACCGCAGCGTGTCGCACCACCCGACCCAGGAAGCCGCCATGGCCGTCGCCGAGGCCGCCTGCCGCGACGGTGAGACCGTCGTGGTCAAGGACTCGATCTACGAACTCCTGACCGACTGACCCCCAACCCAACCCGAACGAAAGACCCTGATCACTCCCATGACCGTAACCCGTATCACCCCGACCCCGGCCGAGGCCGTCGTGAAGTTCTCCGCCCAGGCCATCAGACTCCTGGAGGCGGGCTTCGCTTCCGAGGCCCGCAGGAAAGAGGCGCTCGGCTGGACCAGCCGCGCCTACGAGACCGCCCGCAGGGCGCTCTGCGACCTGATCCTGGCCAACTTCCCGGCCGACGCTGACGGCGTCCGCAAAGCGCCGTTCGAGGAACTCTACTGGGGCATTCCAATGGAGCTTCACCAGTGGCGGCCCGGCAAGCACGGCGCGCTGTTCGGGGCCTTCCCCGCCTTCGTCGAGCAGGCCGCCAACCTCCTGGAACTCCGGGACGCGATCAAGGCCGCCGTGGTCGACCCCAGGCCGCCCAGAACCGATCACCCGCTGCTGGCCGAGGCCAGGATATCGGCCGAGGCCGAGGCCGCCCTCCAGACGCGCCACGCCAGGACGTACCAGGACACGCTCGACATGGGCCGCAGGCTCGGTGGGCTCCCGGTCAGCGTCAACCGGGTGTTCTGCGCCAACCACGGCGGCACCGTCTGGGTCCGCCTCGACTGGTATCTCCGGGGCGAGCGCACCGCGTTCTCGATCATCGCCGCCGCCTACGACCAGCTGGTCCGCGAAGGCGCCATCAAGGAGGACGCCCAGTGAGCCGCGCCAAGGTCGAAGCGTGGTGCGCCGAGCAGGGGATCGCGCTCACCATCGAGCGCCCCGTCCCGAGCCTCGGGGCTCCCTGGCACGTCCACGCCGACATCGAGGCTCCGCGCTCGGTGTTCCGGGCCCACGGCCTCCACAACCTCGCGGTCTGGATCGACGACGCCGCGCCGAACTGGAAGGCGATCCAGGCCGAACTCCGCCGGGCCGACATCGGCCCCTGCACCGACCCCGACTGTGACCACTGCAACCAGGAGAACGATCAATGAAGCGCATCGACCGGAAGGTCAGCATCCAGCTTGTCGGGCTGGGCCGAGACATCGAGGCTCTCTACCGGGAGGCTGACACCCTCCTGGAGGGCCTCGGCCCGCTGTTCGACCAGATCGACGAGAAGCGCCGGGAAGCCGCCGAACTGATGGAGGACGAGGCCAACGTCGCCGAGGAGTTCTACGACGGGAAGTCCGAGCGCTGGCAGGAGGGCGAGAAGGGCTCAGAGTTCTCGGAATGGAAGGACCAGCTGCGGTCGGTGGCCGACGATCTGGGCAACGAGATCGACTGCCCCAAGATCGACCTGGAGCGGCCGGACTGGCTGTCGGACATCACCAACCAGGACTTCGAGGAACTCCCGGAATGATCACCACCGACGATATCTGGGACCGGCTACGGCCTGTCCTGAACGGCCAGATGAAGGCCGAAGAGATGGCCCAGGCCGTCTACGCTGTCCTGGTCGACCTCGCCGTCGCCGAGGGCCAGGACCACGTCATCGAGGTCTCGATCCGCAAGCCCGGCGAGCGCCGTCACTTCGCAGGCGAGACCTCCTGGTGCGTGATCTGGGAGGCCGGGCCGCACGACTGGGCGATCCCGATCTCGATGGCCATCACCCATCGGACCGGGAAGCTGGCTGAGCCGTACTACGGCTTCGATCTCTGCTTCGAGCCTGCGGACGATCCCGACGTAGCGCCAGGAGCACGGTCACCTGGGCGGCCAGGGTAACCAGCGCCGTGAACGCCTCGGCGCTGTCCTGGACGATCTCGGCGAGGCGCATGGCCTGACCCCTTCCCAACTGCGGACGACCCGCCTCGGCCTGGAGCGCATCGCGTGTCCAGGCCGAGTGCGTGGGGAGCGCTTCCGCTCCCCGAACATGGAGAATGACCCGATGAAATTCAGGCTAGAGATCGCCTGCGACAACGCCGCCTTCGGCGAGACACACCTTGAGCGCGTCCGCGAGATCGCCCGCATCGTAGGCGAGGCCATCGACCACCTGACCAACGGCGATATGGGCGGCGGCATGTACGACGAGAACGGCAACCGCGTCGGCGCTTTCAAGCTGGACGCCGCCTGATGGCCGCCCTGGACCTGTCCGGCTTCAGCGGCGGCACCTCGACGTGGTGGCGCCACCCGCTCTCCCGCCTCGTGACGTACACCGATGGAGCCCGCTACGTCGCGGAGACGGCCGGAGCCTACTGGCTCCTGGACAAGATCGCGACCGAAGGCCCGACCCTCGGCGAGCCGTTCCAGGTGTGGACCCTGGACGTGGCCAAGCTGACCATCACCATCGACGACGGTGACGGCGGCGTCATCAACACCTTCAAACTCGACTTCACCGACTTCCCAGAGCCCGGCGTGACTCTGTGGTTCACCGATAACGTCATCCTCTTACCGAACGAGTATTAACCATGCTGATCGTTGGCGAAATTCTACTTATTGCCGCTTACTTCCTCCCCACCATCGTCGCGGTCTGCCGACGACATCCCAACGCGGTCGGGATCGGCCTGCTCAACCTCACTCTCGGCTGGACCGTCCTCGGCTGGATTGGCGCGCTGATCTGGTCATCGACCGCCCAGCCGGAGCGGGAGGGGCAGCCTCGGCCCGCCATTCCCGTCCCCCTGCTCGGCGACTCCGCCCGCGACCGGGAGGTCGCCCGCATCCGGGACCAGATGATCCGCCGCTGACTCTCCCCAGCCCTGCTTGTCGCTCGCGGCGGGCAGGGTTACGGGCAATTTTGAACCCAGAAAGGAACTCCGAATGTCCGCCACCACCTCCATCGTCCCGAAGCCGCTGCCTGCGGCCAAACTCTCCGTCGATGTCTCGACGCGCGTGACCCCGGCCGGGAAGGCGATCCTCAAGGCCCTGGCCGAGCACGAGGGCCTGACCCTCCAGCAGTTGGGCCTGTACGCCTGGAACCTCGCGCTCCACGCCTACGGCCGCCCACCGCTCCCGGAGGCCGACGCTTGAGCGCCCGCGCCCCTGACCAGCAGCCGCGCTGCTGCGAGTGGTTCCTGCTCTGCGAGAACGAGGCCACGACAGAACGACCGCACCCGATCTTGGGCCACGTCCCGATCTGCGCGCGGTGCGACGCCAAGATGGACCGCATCGAAGGGAGGCAGGCTTGAGCGGCGACGGCCTCACCCGCGCGCCCTGGACGCCTGAGCAGGTCGCGGCGCTGAACGAGTGGCAGGCCTGCGGCTGGGTCCACGAGTTTACCTGCGGGAACGACCACCCCGGCACGGCGACGCCGCCCCTGGTCGCCACACCAGAGGGCTGGCGGTGCGCGGATGAGCGGTGCGCCTACCGGCAGACCTGGGCATACGCCATGATGCTCGACGGCGCGCCGCCCAACCCGTTCAAGGACGAGGCTCCGTGAGGGTTCCAAAGATCACCCTGGCGGATCGCTTCCGCGACCCCAGGAACGTCGATCCCATCGTGGACGACAAGGTGTTGCGCGGCGCCATGATCCAGGGCGAGCGCATGATCCTGGACGACGCGGCGGTCAGGCTGCTGATCCAGATGTCGCACACCTCGCCTCGCGAGATGCGCCGGATGCTGGATCAGATCGTCGTCCCGGAGCGGCCGATGTGGATCGAGTTTGGCTCCAAGGTGATGCTCCAGGAGCGCGTCGCCTTGGGCGTCGGCCTCGATCCCAAGGATGTCGCCAACCGCGATCCCGAGGCCAGGACCGCCCTGCTGGTCCAGCCGGGCCTGGACGACCCGCGCGAACTCCACAGCTGGTGCATCGAGGACGCCGACGAGGAGTCCTGGGAGGAAATGGGCAAGGTGATGATCTGGCCGGTCGGGCTGGTGCTCTACCCGCCCGATCCACACGCAAGGCGTGGGGCCAGCGACGCCCAGCAGCGCATCATCTGGGGATACGGCAAGGGCACCGATGTCTCACCCCTGGTCGGGCGCTGCTCGAATATCGTCACCAGCAGCAAGGCCGGGAGGCTCGGCGACGACGGCCTGAAACTCATGGCCACGGAACTCTCCGGCTGGTCGCGGGTGACGGTGGCGATGCTGGCCATGCTCCAGACGGTGGTGATCTCCGGCGAGCCGGTTCGGGCGCCAGGGCACGTCCGCGAGGGCGGTCGGCTCCAGCCGCGCCTCGCCTCCAGGCACGCCACGCTCCAGGTGCCGAGGCGCATCCGCAACGTGGCCGCCTACGCCACCCGCAAGCTCCGCGAGGCCGCCGAGCACCGCAAGCGCCTGCACGAGGTCAGGGCCCACTATCGACACCTCGGCCACGAGCCGCGAGCGCCGGGCTGGCAGCCGGTGATGATCGGCGGTGAGCAGCTGTGGCGGAAGCGGATCGCCGGGCACAAGCGCGGCGACGCCTCGCTCGGCGTGGTCGAACACGACTTCACCGTCGTGCATGGGCCGCGCTGATGGCGACGTTCGAAGAGATCGAGGACGCCCTGGCCGGAGGCTTCCCGGTCCCGGTGATCTACGTCGGGAAGTCGCCCGGCTCCAAGGCTGGCGTGGCGGTGGAGGCCGACGCTGGCATGATCCTGGTCGCCTGGACTGATGGACGGCGAGCGTGGTCCGACGCCAGCCACCTCGATCTCGCCACCTGACGCGCCAGGGAGCCCGTAGAGCCGCTATCGGCGCTTTGAGGTAGGACCACCCTGGCGCGGGAACGGAACGACCGTGGACGCCGCTCCTGGAGGCTCCAGGGGCGCGCAATTCGGGCAGCGGAGGGTCCACACGCCATCGGGCCCGCGCATACCCAGGCAGTCGTGGGTGATCGGCTGGCCGGTGCGGGTGCAGATCGCCGCGTCCATCCGACGCGGGTAGCACGAAACACCTTGGCGCGACTCGCGCGGCGGTCCATATCGGGATCGCCGTCCCCACCCCCCAAGGTGCCCCCCTTTAAGCTGGGGACGGTAGAGCCCCCCGCTGGCAGTGTCGCGGGGGGCTCTTTCGTTTCCGGCCATCTCAGCGCCGGGGCCACGCGAGATAGATCAGCACCAGGACGCACATGCCGAGGCCGCCGATCAGATACTCGGCGAGCGCGTCGTGGACGTGCATCAGGCGACGTCGCCCCGGACCCACACCTCTTCGCCCTTGCGCCGCAGCGTCGCCTCGGCCGGGCCGATCATCGACAGGCGGCCGACCCGGTTGCGCGGGACGCTGCGCAGCGTCCGCTTCGAGGCGAACGTCACGGTGACGCCAGGATCGCAGGACACCTCGACAACGTGGGCGAGATCATCCGGGATGGTCACGGTGGCGTCGGCCGTGAAGTGAACCTCGCCGTCGTCCTCGGTGATCGCATAGTCGTCGGCCTGCATAGAGGTCAGGTGGCCCGCTTTCGTAAACATCCCGACGCAATGGAAGCCGCCAGCCCCGTCACCGACAAGAATAGCACCGTCACCAGCCTGCAACGTGCCAAGGTTCGCGCCCGCAATGCCGACTGCGCCGGAAGATGTATTGGTGACAATTATGGTGGCCTGACTACCAGCGGCGCTTCCGGGGAGGAAGATGGAATTGGCCGTCTGCATCATGATCAGGCGTCCGGTCCAGCCCAGGTCCGGGTAAGCGTCAGCGCCGCTCTGGTGGATGACCGGCACCCCGGCCGTCATGCCGCGCTGGGTGACGGTCGCCATCGTCGCGATAGACTGCGTCGTGTCGTAGATGCCGGGGTTTGGCGCGGAGGTCGGACCGGCGAGAGTAAGCCCGTTGTTGATATACACCATCCCGGTGTCGCGATGGATGCCAAAGGGCGTCCCGAGGGAAGCTCCGGTATCGGAGAAGTTGTTGATCTGTAGCAACGACCCGGCGTTGCTACCGCTCTCGGCCGAGTTGTCGCAGTAGATAGCCCAACGGTTGACGCCGTTGGTCTGAAACCAGAGGTTCCGGCCGAACGGCGTCGGGGTGTTGAGGTAAATGTCGGCTCCCACCGCCGGGTTCGATCCGTTTACGGTGAGGCCGTTATTCAGCGTCACCATGCCGGTCGCGCGCTGGATGGTGAACGGCTGATCGACGAAAGTCCCGGCGTCGTTGTAGCGGTTGATGACGAAGTTCGTGCCGATATTACTTCCGCTCTCGGCCGCGCCATCAGCGGTCACGGTCCAGCGGGTCGCCCCGGACGTCTGGAAGTAGATCGCCCGGCCGGTCCCGGCTGGGGCGGTCAGGTATAACGGTGAGCCCGCATAGAGCGTGGCGCTGGTGTGCATAGTAAACGCACCGACGACATCGACAGCGCCGCTCATTTCCACCGCGCCGGTCACGTTCAAGCCGAAGTTGAGCGTGGTCAGGCCAGTGCTGCGGGTGATCGATAGCGGCGTGCTAATATAAGCCCCGGCGTCGCTATAGTTGTAGATCGCGAAGTCTGACCCGGCGTTGCTACCGCTCTCGGCCGTGTTGGTGACGTCAACCAGCCAGCGCGCGACCCCGCTGCTCTGATACCAAAGCCCTCGGTTCGAAGCCGCCCCGCCGTTGATGTAGAGCGCGCCGCCGTTCACCTGGAGGGAATTGTTGAACAACGCCGCACCAGTGCTGCGGGTAAGCGTCAGGACCGGGTTAATAAACACCCCGGTGTCGTCATAGCGGCCGACGCTGAAGTCTGACCCAGCGTTGGCCCCGCCCTCGGCGGTCTGGGTGCAGTAAGCAACCCACCGCGTAGACCCGGCGGTCTGCCAGAACAGGTCGCGCTGTTGGCCCGCCGGGGCGCTGATGGCTAACGTCGCAGGGCCAGCGCCGGAGTTGCTGACGAGCATCGACCCGCCGCCGATAGTGACTAAGCCGGTGGCCCGGTTGATGAACACGACGTTGGTAAGCGCGGCTCCGGCGTCGGTCTGGCTCTGGATGTAGAAATTGGAGCCTATGTTGTTGCCGCTCTCGGCCGAGCTATCGACGATCACCCGCCACCGCGCCACTGCGGCCGTCTGGAAGGTGATCTGACGAGTCGTCGCAGCCGCGCCGTTGATGTAGAACCCCGAGCCCGCGATAGTGCCGCCGACCGCCAGGGTGGTCGAGATACCAACCGCCCCGTTTGACCGGGTGATGACGAAGGGGTTGTCGATGGCGACGCCCGCGTCGTTGCACCGCTGGATGAAGAAGTCCGAGCCGACGTTGCCGCCGCTCTCGGCCGTGGTGTTGGCGAACACTAGCCAGCGCGTCGATCCTGCGGTCTGAAAGGCGAGGTTTCGCTGCGTTCCGGCCGCGCCGCTGATGGCAGAGAGGCCCGAGACGGTGAGCGCGCCGTTGAGGGCGGTATTCCCCGCCACGGTCAGCGCCCCGGAGACGGTCAGGCCGTGGGCAATACTGACATTGCCGGTGCTGCGGACAATGCTCAGCGGGCTGTCTACATAAGCCCCGGTGTCGTCATACCGGGCCAGCAGGAAATTCGACCCTGCGGCGGCCCCGGTCTCGGCGGTGTTGTTGGCCAGCATCGCCCAGCGCGTCGAGGCTGATCCGGGCGATACTCCGGTCAGGATGTTGAACGCCCGGTTCCCGGTGGCAGGCCCCATCACGTTCACCGACTGCCCGGACCACAGTCCGTTCAAGCCGACCGTGGTCACGGTCCCGGTCCCGTTGTTGACTAACTGGCCAGTGGTGAAGTTGTCCCCGCAAGTGACGAGGCTCCCGGCCCCAGTGACGGTCAGGTTGCCGTTCCAGGTGTTGCCGATCAGGGTGATCGTTGACCCGGCCGGAATGGTCAGGTTGCCGGGCGAGAAGATGAAATTGCCGACCATCGAGACCGCGACGAAGGCGGGCGTCGGCGCGAGACTGAAGTCGTTGCCGAAGAACTGGGTTCCCTTGAAGTTGGCGCGCATGATCTGCGTCGCTGCATTCAAGGCCCACATCGGTTGACTGGTGCCGATCAGGGTGCAGTCGGTGATCGTGAACCGCTCGATCAGGACCACCGTCGCGTCACTGGAGAACATCGCCGTTCCGACGCCCTCGACGTGACATCTGTCCAGCTTAAGTTCGGTGATCGAGCCAGCGCCGACGAGGTTTACCATCCGCATGAAGTAGAGCGGAGGCGATCCGCTGAAGCGGCAGTTGCTCATTTCAATATCGAACGGGATAACGGTGCCGTTCCCGGTCAAGCGCACATAGGCGTTGCCTGCGCTCGCACTGCCGGGGAACCCAAAGGTGCAGTCGCTGAAGCGGAGCTCGGACCAGCCGTCGATCTGAACGTGAACATCACCGGGGTTGCCGCTGTAGAGGCGCGAGCAAGTCGCCTGGATACCGCCAGCCGCCCCGCTGTCGCGCCGGAAGGCCCAGCACATTGCGCTGTTCAGCGACAGGACATCGACCACGTTGGCATTGGAGGCGTCCTGAACGAAGACGCCGACCGAGCCTGCGGGCGCGCCTGAGCCCTGGCGCACGACAGAGATGCCGCGCAGCCCTCCAGGGCCGCCGCTCACGTTCCCGCCGACCGTGACCAGGGTCGGCACGGCGTTGGTGAAATAGAGGATCGTCCCGGCCGGGGTCAGGCCGGGCAGGAACCCGCCGCCGCCGTCGATGGCCGCCCCCGGCGGGATCGTGACCCCGGCGTTCAGGTAGTACGCGCCTTGAAGGACGACCTCTTTCCCCGCGTTCAGCGCCGCCAGGATCGCAGGCGTGTCGGTGGCGCCCGTCGTGTCGTGCGAGGCGACGATGACCTGAAGCCCTCCCATCGGCCCGATGGGTCCGACAGGCCCGACCGGGCCGACCACTCCCTGCGGTCCCTGAGGGCCAGGAATGCCCTGCGGCGTCTCGACGTCCACCAGGACGACCGGAGGGCCGTTGACGTCGACCTCGACGACCAACTGCACGTCGGCGTCGATGATCTCGATAGGCTGGGTGTCGAGGTCGTCGGCCATGCTCAAGCCTCCGCGAAGTGCCCGGTCCGTCGCCGCCGGGCCGCCGCCGCCGAAGGCTCTCCGGTGCTGTCGGTGACATCGCCCAGAACAGTGACCGTCCCGGCCAGGACCGTCGAGACCCAACCGGCCACGTCCGTCAATTGCAAGTCCCAGCGCCCCGAGGTCGGCAGCTGCGCGGTGAGCGCCGAGGTCAGGGTGGCGTCGATGATGTTGGGCAGGGTGACCGCCAGGGCAAGCGGCTGGATCACCGCCCCGGCGGGCCGGTCCCTGATCTCGGACTTCACCGCCACGTTGGTTAGATCAACCGGGACCGTCCTGGCGTCATCCTGCCATAGCGTGAACCTCCAGGCGTGGGTATCGCCGCGATAGATGTTCAGAGAAAAGGCTCCGGGTATCATGGCTGGGCCCTCAACTTTGTGTTTTGTTATCGAGAATAGTCATAGTGCCTCTCTTAATAAGAGCGGAACCCGATCCTGTGTATGTAATTTGGGACACGTTAACTGAATAGGTGTGGTTTCCAGCTGCTGGCTTATGTTTATAACTATATGTAGCCTCATTATAGCTAGAGCCGTAATTCAGAGAATGGCAAGCACAGCCGAAGGTGTCGATCTGAGCTCCGTCGATAAACAGTGTGTAGACTAGATCAATTTCCAGGTTAGACGATGTTGTGGCATTGAACCAAAGGTCGATGTCTATGTATCCTCCTGAACAATTGAACACACTAGACATTATCTGCGGGCCGGGCGCAGTCCCACTAGGTGATAGCGATCCGCTCCAAGGAATACGACTGGCGACGCTGATATTGTTCGCCACGATCTTGTTGGTGGTGATCGTGTTCGCCTTGATGTCGTCGGCCTGGAAGTTGGTCGCGATCACTTTGCCGCCGACTATCGCCAGCGGGAAGATTGGCGTGGTGCCATCGGTAAAGCCGATCTGGCTGGCGACGAAGGCGATGCTGCTGGTGGTCGGGTTCGCCGCCAGCTTGATCCCGGCCACCTGCTGGTATCCCGGCCCCGACGACGAGACCGAGAGCACCCACTGGGCGTTCAGGCCATTGACCGAGGTTTGCAGGTTGTTGATCGAGGCGGTGTTGCCACTAACCGTCGAACTGACGTTGGTGATCTGCGTCGAGAGCGCACTGTCGGCGTTGGCCCTGGTGGTCTGTTCAGTGGTGATCGCGGAGGTGTTGTTCCCGATAGAAACCTGGAGGCTCTGCTTATAGTTGCCCCAGGTGTTGGTCGGGTCAGCGTAGAGCGTGGTGTCGGACAGCTGGAAGGTCTTACCGTCCGGGCGCATGATCCCGATAGCATCTAGCCGGGTGGTCGAGTAAGTGCTGGAGTTGGTCAGGCTGGTTACATTGTTGACGGTGTAGGTTTCCAGGTCCGTCCCGTCAGGAAGTGTGGTGGCGTCGTGCAGGTTCTGGTTGGTGAACACGAGATCACTGGCGGTCTGCGCCGCCTGATCCGAGGCGTTCTGCGCCAGGGTGGTCGTATCCTCAAGCTGCTGGAGCAATTCCTCGGGAGTCTGCCCGCCGATGTCGGCGACGCCCTGCGAAATGCTCGACCCCACGGTCACCAGCCCGAGGTCCAGGACCAGATGACCCTCGACATCCCGCACCGAGCGATAGCGCACCTGGACGTGGTAGGTGGCGCCCGAGATCACCGCCCTGAACTCGGCGCGCCTGATCGTGGCCGGGAACATATCCGAGACCCAGTCGCCGAAGGTGGGCGGCCCGGTGCCAAGCTCCAGCGCATACTCGATGATGACCCCGTTGATGTTCGGGTCGTTCACCGCGCCGGTCACCACGATGGCGGGAACCTGCGATCCGTCAGCGCCCTGGAGCACGCCACCCCAGGCCGTCCAGGAGCCCGGATCAGGCGCGGCCACATAGGTCGGGTCGCTTGGCTGGAGGCCGGGGATGGGCGGCGGGTTCGGGGTGCGCCCGAGAGCATAGTCGTGCTTCCCGGCCGTCTCTGATCGACAGGTCAGCGTCACGGTTCCGGCGGCGAGGTCCAGCTGGCGCGTCTCGATGATGACCGGCTGGCCCTCGCCCATGCCGAACTCGTCTTCGGTGATCTGGATGCAGTCGCCCGGCGCGACGCCCTGCCAGCGCGGCCCGAGCGGCAAGACGATGGGTTCGAACTCCCGAGCATCGAGGATGTCATAGGCGGCCAGCTGCGCCACCTGCGCCGGGTCCTGGACCAGCGGGTACGAGCCCTCTTTCGACCTGAGCCCGCCGTCCGGGCCGATATACTCGTTCACCGTCACCGCCCCGGCCGGGACCAGCTGCCAGTTGTTCGCCTCGGAGCGATAGGTCGGGATGATCTGGTTCAGGCGGTCGCGTCGGCGCTTGGTCCCGGTGATCGAGATATTGCCCACGGTGTCGGCTCCGGTCAGGGTGGCCAGGATCACCTTCGGTGTGCGGACGAATGCGGAAATGAGCCCGCCCAGCTGGATCGGCTCGCCACCGCCAGCTTGCAGAATGCTGGTCAGCACGTCCCACTTCTTGTCGGACGACAGCACCTCGCCGCCGATAGTCCAGTTGTTATAGTCACAGACGTTGGCGCCCTCCACGAAGGCGGCGACATCGATAGTGTCGATAGTCGCGCCGATACCGTGGGTGAGCTTACCGTTGTCGAAGCGGCCTATGCACCATGCGAGACCTTGCAGAAACGGGTTGTCCGTACCCGTCTGGCTCCAGGTCGTGACATCGTTCCACCGCTGCGGCCCACTGCCGCCCGGATAGGTGCTGTCGGCGCGCGGGTCATAGACTGACGGGCCTCGGATCACGAACAGCGGTTGCGGCACGCCTCCGGCATAGGCCGTCGTGTCGTAGAGCATCGTCCACCACGCGCAGGCGATCCCTGAGAGTTTATTTGCAGCTGTCCACTCTGGACACTGAGACTGACTGATCCCGGCCGGATAATAAGCGACGGCGTCAGGTTTATTGCCCGGCGTGACGTTTAGAAACATTTTGCCAGCCCAAGTCCCTGGCGCGGTGCAGCGGCCTGAGCCGTCGAAGGTGCAGTCCTGATCCGTGGCGATCAGCTTCTCGAAGTTGCCCAGCGGGCCGCCGGTCAGGGCGACGAGGTAGTAGAGCGCCTTGTTCTTGTCGCCCTGGCCATCAGTGTTGGCGTGGATGATCTTGCCCGCCGTCGCCGAGCGCCCGAGCATCAAGGGAAACCCTGCGGAGGGGTCGGCCTGAAAGTTGACCTGCGATCCGGCCGCGCCGCGCCCGACCTTGGGGGCCGATATCAGCGCGCTCGCGGCGAACAGGGCCACGGTGCCCCAGGCGGCGATGGCGCCCCCGATCCCGGCCGCGCCCGCGCCGATGAACGCGCCGAAGGCAGGCCCTACTGCCGCGAGCCCTGCCGCGAAGCTCCCGCCGACGCCGAACGCGGCCGCGCCGATGGGAGGGGCCACCACGATCAGGATCGCGAGCCCGATGGCGATGGCTATTTTTGCCATGGCGGGACGCTCCAGGCGGCCACGGCGAGTTCCAGGCGCGCAGCGATGATCGAGCAGGCCCCGTCCGGGACCGACTCGGTGAAACCGAGCACCCGGCCGTTCCCCAGGACCACGGCCAGCCCTTGCCAGCCCGCCTCGCCAGGGAAGGCGATCAGGTCGGCCGGGAGGCAGGCTGCGGGCGTCGTGCGCGCCAACCCGGTCAGGTCCACAGCCTCGACCAGGGAGCCGACCTTGGCCCGCTGGAGCGCCTTCCTGGCGGTGATGTCCGAGTGATACTCGCCGAACTTCGCCAGCCCCGGACTGAAGCCCGCCTCACGCAGCACGAACGCGCCGAGGCGGGCGCAGTCGTACTTGCCCCATTCGAAGGGCTTGCCGATGTAGGCGTTGAGCGCGGCCTGGGCGATCTCCACCCTGCGGACGAGCGGGGCCTTATAGCTTGACTGTAAGCGCATCGGCGACCACCTGCGGACGTGGCGTGTCTGCGCCCCATGGAAGCTGGCGCGTCACGGCGGTGACGTACTCCAGGCCAAGCTCACCCGGCCACGCCGCCTGATGATAGGCATTGGTCAGCCTGACCCCTTGGTTGTCGTCAAACATGAGTTCCCAGATGCTGACACAAGCCAGCGCAATACTGCGCGAGCCGATACCGACGCTCAGCACACCTTGATCGACTTGGCCCGAAAACACCAGCAGCGGGTCCTGAACCACGCCTGCGCCAGGGGTCAGGAGCCCGAGCCAGATCGACACCGTCTTGCCCTGCATATCCTCGCTGGCCAGGATCGCAGCGGCGCTCGACGTCGGCGGGTTGATGGTCACGTTCAGGGAGGGCGCGGTGTTCCCGAAGCCGTCCGTGACCACGTCGAACCCGGCCAGGACGCCGAATTCGGGATCGAGGCCGGTGAAGGTGCGCCCGAGGAACGACACCGACCCTGAGCCGTCTATGAGGCGCAGGAAACCACTGTCCAACTCGATTTCGACCGCCACGAACAGCAGGAGCGAAGGTGGCTCGAACTGGTCGGCCAGATATCCGCCAGCGTCAGGCATCACGCACTCTCGGTGATGGTGAACTTGTTACCGACGAAGCGGAAAAACTCGACCGACCACGCCGGGTCGTCCAGGTAGCCCTCCAGCAGCGGGGTCTCGACTTCGATGGCGGTGCCGCTCGGGAAGGTGACACGCAGGAGGGGCCCGACCTGGAGACCGTGCGTTCCTGTCTGCGCAGTGGCGAAATGCAGATAGCTGCGGCCGCCGACGCTGACCGACAGCCACGCCCCGACCGGAGGGCGCTCATTGCCATCGACGGTGATCACGTTGCCGCCGGAGTTCCCCGAGCCGGTCACGAAGGCCATGGTCCTGGCCGCCGGGATCATCTGCGGCATGGGCAGGCTCACGGTCGAGCCCATCGCCTCGGCTTCAAGCTGACAGGCCAGCCAGGAGGCCGCGCAGTCCGCATCCAGCGGCGGCAGCTGGATGTCACAGGCATAGCGCGAGCCGACGCGGGTGATCCGCTGGGTCGGGCCGCCGAGAGTCGAGGTCAGGTCGCCGCCGGTCCTGACCAAGCGCGGCGTGACCACTGCGCCCCGAGGCGGCGGCGGCAGGACAATGGTCATGACCCCAGTCTCCGGCTGGCCATCTGCGAGAGATCATTCGGCGTGGCGGCGCGCGAAACGTGAACCGCGCCGACCCCGGCGGTCATCGCCGCCCGGTCGGCGTAGCTCATCATCTGCCGCGCCGCCTGCTCCCAGATCACCGCGCCCCGGTTATCGAAGTTGATCGTCGTCCCGTTCGACGAAGGCTTGCCCATGCCGAGGTTTCGCAGAGCGCCGTTCGGGATCACCTGCGCGCCAACTGGCATGTTGACCAATTCCGGCCCCTGCTCACCGACCAGGGTCAGCCCGCCCCTGGTGTAGTCCGACCCTCCGGCCGCCGTCTGGAGCGTGGCGGCCGCGCCGGAGAATGTCGAGGCCGAGGCTATTCCGGCGCCGGGAATAAGAGTCCTGAATGCCGACAATAGAGGCGAGATCAGGCTCTGTTGAAGCATCTGCGAGATTATCTGCTGAAGCAGATTTCGGAACACGCTGTCCACCGCGTCGCCGAACGACTTGGCGTTGACCAGGGCGTCGGCGAGGCTATCGCCCAAACTCTTGGCGGCATTGACCCCATCGGTCAACATGATGGTGTTCAGGTCTTTTAGACTGTCCTGGTACTTCTGGATCGGGTCCTCAAGGGCCTTGTTCTGGGCGGCGATCTGGTCGGCGTGCGTCTGAGTGAGCGCGGTCCTGGCGTCCTGAGCCACACCGACAGCCGTCAGGCCCTGGACCATCTTGACCAAGTCGCCGGTTACCGTCGCCATCTCCAGTTGAGACTGGGCATTTTTCACCACGTTGTCGGCCAGGACCCGGTCGCGTTCCTGGGTTTCGGCCAGCGCTTGGCGCTCGTAGGTGGCCCGCTCGGCCTGGACGTCGGAGAGGGCGGCAAGCGCGGTCAGGTGGTTCGCGCCCTCCTGGAGGGCCGCCGCCTGGGCCGCCGTGTCGGCGCTGATCTGCGCGGTGTTCGCCTCGATCTTGGCGACCTGATCCTGTTGCGCGGCCAGCTTTTCCTTGCTGATCTCGGCGTTCATCAAGGCGATCTCGGCCGCGTTGATGTCGTCGTTGATCGACTTGAGTGTGGCGGCCCGCTTCGCGCCCTGAAGGCCCTTGTCGTTCTCGGCGGCGGCCCGCCTTTTCTCCAGTCCGTCGAGCGCCGCCTCAAGTTCCTTTTCGGCGATCTGCTGCTCGATCTTGGCGCGGGCGTCGATCCCGGTGGTCAGCGCCAGCGTCGCCTGAAGCTCGGCCTTCTCGGCGTTGGCCTGCGCCGCCTGCGCTTCGTCCAGGTCCTTTTGGGTGGTGTCGGTTCTCGTCGGCTTCGGCTTCGGCGGGACCAGCGTCGTCGGCGGCGGAGTCGGCGGCGGCTGGTCCGCTTTCGCCCGCTCAGCCAGGATCGCGTCGATCTGGGCGATGCGGTTGCTGCTCGCCGTCAGGCGGTCGCTCGGCGTGCCGAAGTCAAAGTTGGTCTGGCCTGTGTTCTTGGACGGCTGGACGCCCGGAAACTCACGCAAGGTAGCGTCGTAACCTTTCAGCAGGTTTTGACGCTCGGTCTCCAAGGCCGTCGTGTTGCGGTCATCCAGCTTTTTGAAGCTCTGAATTAACTCGTTGAGCGCCCCGGTCGTGTAGGCGATGTTTTGAGCAACCCCCAGGATGATCGGAGCAAGTCCCGCAAAGGCGACCTTCATGTCGTTGTCGATGATCTGCGAGGTCGTCTTTAGCTGGGCGTTTAATTCCGCGCCCTTCTTGACCATGTCGGCATCGACAACCAGCCCATAGCGGTGCGCCTCGTCAACGAGGTCGTTCACCTTGCCGCGCGCATCGACCAGAGTGGCAATCGCAGCAGGGTCCAGGTGCAATCTCTGGGCAAAACCTTGAAGCTGCTGGCCATTCATCTTGGCCATGGCGTCGAGGACGTGGGGAAGCTGCTCTTCCAGCGTTCCCCAGCCCTTCAGGTCGTCCGGGCTGATCTTGAGCGCCTCGGTGAACACCTTTACCGTCTGCGCCCTGGCCACGCCGCTCGTGATGTTGCCGATGTCGATCGAGAGCGACTTCAGGGTCTGGCGACCGGCCTCGATGTTGATGCCCAGCGCCGTGAAGACGTGATCGAACTCCTGTACCTGGGTCGTGGTCAGGTCCAGGCCCTTGGCGGTCGTCACCAGATCATCAGACCATTCCGCAAACTTCTTCGACTGACTGAAAGCTCCGATTAGTGCCCCGAGCGCGGCGGCCGCTGCGAGACCGGCCGGACCGAGGGCGGCCAGCGCCACCCCGAGTCCTGGTATATCTGCGGCCGCCGCACCCGCGTGCTCGGCGAGACTATCGAACGCATCTTCGATGGCCTTCAGTCCGCCCTCGCCCGTCCATGTTTCTGCAACCTGGGCTTTGGCGGCCTTGTTCTTGGCGACCACCTGATCGAACTTCGCCGACAGCGCCTTGAAGTCGGCGTCGAACACCACCACGAGGCGGTCTATCTCGGTGGCCATGGTTCACGTCCACTTCGCGATCATCGCGTCATGCTGCTCGGGCGTCGGCGGCCCGACGTCGTCATCCATCGAGTTCGCCCTGATCCAGCCGTCGCGGGCCGCCAGGAACTGCCAGATGGAGCAGCCATCGACCTCGGCAGGCGTGAAGCCCATCACTGCACCCGCTCCGTAGTAGTCGGCGAAGCGTAGCTTTCCACGGGGGAGGGGCTCCCGTTCCGGGCCTCGTCCTCCCCCAAAGGCTCCCCCACCGGCTCATCCTCGGGGCCGACCAGCGAGGCCAGGACGATCTCCAGGGCCAGGGCGATGTTCTCGGTCAGCGGGCGCGAGTCGTGGAGATCGAGCATCAGCCGCCCGGCCGCAGTCGGCGCCATGCCGCCGCCGATCAGGCCCCGATAGATCGGCTCGCGGATATCATCGACACGCCACGCGCCGAGCCCTCCGGCCGCCAGGAGATCGAGGAACGACGCCTTGGGCATCCGCGCCTGCATCGCCGCCCACATCGAGAGGCGCGAGGCGATCTCGGCCGGGCCAGCGTTGCACGTCTCCTGAATTTTCCGCCACTCGCCGATCCCGAGCCGAAAGCTGCGCTCTTGGTCTCCCCACAGGCGGGTGACGTCACCACCCCGGCTCAAGCGGCCTCCGTCTCATGTGCGCGGGTATGGGCAGTGCGCGACGGGGCGCGCCGGTTGCGGTTCCCGGCTGGCTTGCCCTCTTCCTCGGCCGACGCCACTGTCAGGGTCGGCGTCACCACGATCTCGCCGTCCGAGATCAGGGTGAGGGTCGCTTCCATCTTCGTGCCCCTGTCGCCCGTGAGTTCGAAGTGCGTCAGGTGGAAAGGACCGGCGAAGATCACGCCGCCGTCAGCATTCGGCACGTCCACGATGATCTGACAGTTGCGGGAGGCGGTGTCGGCGAGCCATGCCGAGAACTCGATGACGTCCGGGGTGTTGAGGATGCCCTGGCCGGTCACGGTGTATTCAATGGAAATCTTCTCGCGGGCCAGCCAGCCGAGCGCATCCGGGTCGGTGCAGTCCGGGATGTTGAAGTCGTTGGTCTTGGTGTCGCCGACCAGAGTCCGCACGGCGTTGATCGTGCAGAACGCCGTGAACACCTCGGGCGACCCGCCGTCGCCGACCATCACCAGCAGCAGAACGCCACTGGCATACTTAACGGGGTTGCTTGCCATTTCAGGGACCTTCCTCTGTGGTGAAGTAATGAAACATCATGACGGCATGGCTGGAGCCGTCAGGATCGGTCAGGTGGCGGGTGTCGACGAACAGCGCCAGGACGGTGTCCCAGCCGGTGATGATCAGGTCGGTGGTGAGCGTGTCGCGGATCACCCCGGAGATCACCCGGCCCAGCTGGACGCCGGGCGGGTCGGGCTTGGTCCACACATGCACCGCCGCGAAGATATCCGAGGCCGAGGCGCAGTCGGTGCTGTCCTCGATGATCTGGTCGTCGCCTATGCGGATGAACGGCAGCGGGGCGTTCTCTGGAACGACCGAATAGAGGCGCACCACGCCACCGAACAACGCCTGGAGAGGTGTAGAACCTCGCAACGCCGCGTCCTGGGCGGCGTGGAACGCGGCGGCGGGATCGGCCATCGTCTCACCCGCTCGGGGCCGCAGCTTTGATCGCCGCCCGCTGGGCCCTCAGGATGCGGTCATGGGCGCGCTTCTGGATCACCCGCTTGGCCGGATACCAGGACGACTTGCCGGGGACGTGAGCGCCGTTCCTGGCGCGGTGGCCGAACTCCAGGTGAGCCGGGTACGGATCGGCCTCGCTACCGATCGACACCTGGACGCCGACCGGCCCGAACGCGGTCTCGGCAATGGTCCCGGCGAGGTGACGACCATGCCGCGAGTTGGCGTCCTGCGGCACAGCCGAGCGGACCAGGACGGCGAATTCGTCGGCGTTCTTCTGGTTCGCCGCCTTGAGCCGACCGCCCTGCTGTTCGACCAGCACCTGCATCTGGGCGTTCAGGCCGCCGCTGTCGGAGAGCTTCACGGTGATGGGCATCAGGATGCGGTCTCCACTTCTCGGGCGCGCACCGCCAGGATCGTCATCACCGCCGCCAGTTCATCGGTGGCGATGGCGGTGATGTCGAACGGCCAGTTCAGCCAGACCAGCCGCCAGTCGGTGTCGAGCAGGGTGGTGTTGAGGTCCAGGCGTACGGTGATCTCCAGCGGCTGAACCCCGGCCAGCCGCTGCTGCAACACCGCCTCGCCGCGCGTCTTGCTGACCACCCGCGCCGGTTGATCGAACATATCCGTCCACGGCCCGAGCCGGTCGCCATTCACGTCCAGCGCGTGCTGCTGAAAGGTCACGGTGTCGCGCAGCAGCCCGGCGATGCCCGACTGTCGTTTCTGGAGCATGGCCAGGACCCTCTCAATCGACGTTGGGCGGCCGCTTGGTCTCCACCGCGTAGCCCTCGGCGATCAGCTGCTCGCCCCAGGCGCGCTTGATCGAGATCACCATCCCCGGCAGGTAGTGGATGCCGATCCGATGATCTTCGGGCACCTGAAAGCGGCGCTCTTTGGTGATCCTGACCCACATGCGCGGCGCGGTTTTCTTAGGCGCACGCCGGGTCGCGGAAGCGGGCGAGTATCCCGACGACCGAGGGCGAGAGTAGGGAGTCATCCGGCGTCCGTCCGTCGTAGAGCGAGGTGAGCACAATCAGGATCGCGGCCTTGACCAGCGATGGGCACGTCGTCTGGGTCCAGGGCGCGGGTGGCGGCGACGGCATCCAGGCCGGGACGGGATACAGCGGCGGCAGCGGCGGCGTCGCGTCGGGGTCGTCCTCGCTCCAGCCCCAACCCCAGCCCCAGCTGTCGCCCCACCAGCCCCAGCGCAGGCCCGGCCTCGGCGGTGGTCCAGGCGGCGCTCGCCGATCAGGCGGCGCGCCCGCCTTGGCCTTCCGGTAAGGGTTTATGGCCAGCGGGCCGTCGATGAACGGCGCTTTCAGGTAGTCGACGACGATGAACGACGCCTGCTCGGCCTTATCCATCACGTCGGCCAGCTGATCAGCGGATAGCGCGGCTTCAACCAGCCGCAGCTGGCGCAGCGCTTGGTCCTGGGAGACGAGCGCAGCCATCAGTACCGGGCTCCCTCGGGCGTCATCTGGGTCAGGTCGTGCCCGGCGCGGCCCTGCGGCCCCGGCTCGCCCCTCTCGCCGTGGGCCCCGTCCTTGCCGTCGCGGCCTTTCTTGACCGCCAGCGTCCAGGTCTCGCCGTCGCCCGGCTTTTCGAGCGTCGCGCCGTTGCAGTGCCAGAGCGATCCGGCCCACGTCACCGTGTCGCCCTGCTCGTAGCTGTCGCCCGGCTTGAACACGCCCCGATAGATCATCAGCGCCGTGCGTAGCTCGCGGCGCTGAACGCGGTCGCCGCTGGTCAGGGTCAGGATCAGCACCCGGCCACCGGCCGCGAGTTCGACGTTGAAATGGTCGAGCGTATAGCCGTCGCTCCCGGCCGGTCCCGGCTCGCCCGCGTCGCCCTTCTCGCCCTTCTCTCCCTCCGGCCCTTGCGCGCCTGTAGCGCCGTCCGCGCCGTCGCTCCCGGCCGGTCCCGGCTCGCCCGCGTCGCCCTTCTCGCCCTTCTCGCCTTTCTCCCCGGCCGGTCCCTGCGGGCCTGGAGCGCCGTCCACGCCGTCGATCCCGTCCCGGCCAGGATCACCCTTGTCGCCGGTCAGACCTATCGGCCCCATCAGGCCCATAGCGCCCTCTGGGCCGTCGCTCCCGGCCGTTCCCATCGGGCCAGGATCACCCCGCTCGCCTTTCTCCCCGGCCGGTCCCTGGACGCCTGAGAGGCCGTCGCGGCCATCGCGGGCGGGAGGCAGCGCTTCGATCCGCTCCAGGCGGGCAGCGACGGGCGCGATGGCGCCGCGCATCCGCGCCGTCAGCTGATCGGCGAAGGCGCGCGGGTCAGGCAGCAAGGTAGAGGTCGACATGGGCGAGCACCTCATTCCACCACGACTTGCCTGCGGCCTGCTCGGCGTTGGCGGCCTCGTCCTGGGTGGTCTCGGCGACGGCTCCGCCATCCGGCGCGGTATCGCCGCCAGGAGCCGGGGGCGGGTTGGCGAGCGGGTTCTGGGCGTCGCGCTTGGCGAGCGCGGCGAGGCTGTAGTTCTGTTGCTGCAAGTACGGGCTCTCACCACCCTCGACCGGCGGCAGGCTCAGCTTTTCGCGGCCCTCGTTCGGCGCGTAGAGCCCGCCGCCGATGCCCTCGACCAGGGCCTTGATCTGCGACGCCTGATCCATGCGCAGCAGGCCATCGAGGTTGAACTTCACGTCGTACTGCGGCGGCAGCGCAAGGCCGTCGTGCAGGCAGAGTTCGATGCTCTCGACGTGTATCTGGAGGCATTGGCCATAATACATCTGCATCAACGCTTCGATAGCCACCGAGCGCGGATAGACCTCCAGGTTGATCATGTAGGCCGGGACGCCGAACGACGCGGCGATGGTTTGCCCGGACAGCTTCATCTGTTCGATGAACTGGGCATCGGTGGCCGTCATCATCAGGCTGGAGAAGGTCAGGCCGTCGCCGAGCACCGCCACCTTGCCCGCATTCTCTCCGGTGAAGTTGTTTTCCCAATAGTCCTTGAGCCGTTGGGCGGTGCTGTCGGAGATCGCGCCGGGCGCGGTCAGGATACCGCCGGGACGCGCGCCGTTGCGGAACAGGCGGGTCATCGCCGCCTGCATCGAGACGTTTTGGAGCGCCACCATGCCGCAGGCGAAGATAGGGCTCAGGCCGACGAGCGGGTGGAACAGGCAATTCCAGCGGTCGTGGATGATCTCGCTGGCCGGGACCGCCGGAAAGTCGGGATCAGGCTCGCCCACGCCCGCCAGGAGATCGCGGCCGATGCGGTAGAACACCGAGCCGTCCGGGGCCACCAGCGGCCACACCCGGTCAGGGTGAAGCACATGCAGCGCCACCACCACGTTGCGCGCGTCACGCTCTTTCAGGACGTAGGCGTTGCCTCGGGTCATCTTGGAGATCACCCAGTTTTCGATGAACTGGATGCGGTTCTGGTAGCTGTTCGGCGTGGTGAGCACGGGCGAGAACGCCGCCGAGGTGGTCTCCCGCCACACACCGCCGGTCTCCTGGCGTAGTTCGATGCCCAGCTTGGCGATGTCGGTGGAGATCAGCGAAATGCAGCGGAACACCCACACCGACTGAAGGACGCTCACCCCAGAGGTGACGATGTTCTTCTGCCAGTCGCCGGTATTGGCCTCGCGGATGATCGGGAACCAGCCGCCGCCCCGGCCATCGACCGGCGCAAAGGCGTTCTCCGGCCCCGTCAACGCCGACGAGGGCGCGGCCTTGGCGCGGGTGATCTCCAGGCCGAAGATTTGCATCAGTCGTCCTCTGACGCCTTCAGCCGCCGCGTCTGGTAGTGCGCGGGCTTGCCGGGAATAGGCCGCTGCGGAGGGGCGGCGCTCGCCTCATTCGTCGGGGGCGGAGGCTTCGGCGGAAGGCCCTTCGCTATCTTGACGGACAGGAAGGCGCGAGCGTCACGCGCCCGCGCCTCGAACTCGTCGCCGGGCTGCAGACGTTGGCCGAGATAGGTGAAAGGGCGGTTGGCGATCAGGAGCATTGGCTCACCCTCGCGCTACGCGGCGCAGGCGCATCGCACCGCCGAGGCTGGCCATGCCGACCAGCGCCAGCGCCCATGTCGCGGGCTCCGGGACACTGGCGACCTGGAGGCCGCCATCGAAGAGTTCGCCGTTGGCTTCGATGGTGTCGACCTGGAGGAAGTACGATCCGACGCCCAGCGTTTCCGTCATCGACGGGCCGTCCATCAGCGTCGACGTGCCGATCAGCGTCCCCGAGCCCGGATCACCCGAGTAGAGGCTGAAGTCGATGGGCTCCGAGACCGGCCCGGCAATGGCCGCCTCAACCTCGGTCAGCACCGATCCGGTCCCGGAGATACCGAACGTGAAGTCATAGGTGTTGCCCTGGAAGAGATCGGTCGACGGGATCGTGCCGAGCGGGTTGGCGGGCGAGAATGGACCGCCAGGGATGGCGGTGACGATCAGCGCGGCGTGGGCCGCCGCCGCCAGGACCGCAGTCAAGCCGAAGGCGGCCAGGGCGGCGAAAACCGAACTCAACTTCATAAGGGTGTCTCCGGGGGTTGGAAGGTGGCTCCAGGACAGCAAAACGCGCTGTCCTGGAGAGTGTCGTCGATCAGCGCGTCGGGGCGCTCCCGGTCGTCATCGGTTCAACCGGGTGCCTGCCGCCACCGTGGTTTTCGGACTTCGGGCGCGAACCATCCGGCGTGGGCCCACCGTGCTGAGTCGCCGCGAGCAGCGGTCCATAGGCGGTGTTATTCAGCCACTGAACCGCGTTGGGGCGGCGGGCCTCCCAGTTGATCCACCGCTCGGCGCGCAGGCCGACCATGTTGTTCTGCCATAGGGACATGAACACGGTCGTCGCGGTCGGCGGCGCGTCGGGAGCAGAGTCCATCTGAAGCGAAGCCTCGCGGCTGGCGTCGAGCAGGACTTGGCCGTCGTCGGCCATCAGTATCTCCGGGGCCTTCAGCATGATGATCCTGGAGGTCGCGGGTGACGCCACGGTGTCGATCAGACCGGCGTTCTGGCTGGTGACCACCGTCATGCCAAGCAGGGTTCCGCCGGTAGAGGTCACGGTAGGATACAGCGGAATGCCAAGCGGGGTGAGCATCATCGAGATCGCTGACGCCTGGGTCTCCGTCATCAGCAGCACCGCCCCGGCCGTGCTCAGGTTGTTGGCCAGGAAGGTAGCGATCAGGGTGTAGAGGTCGGTCCTGAAAGCATCCTCGTCCGTGCCGCTGGAAGGGACCGGAGGCACGCCGTTGGTGATCGATCCGGGCGAAACATTCGCCACGGGAGCCACCGCCGGGTCGGTGAACTGCTGGTCCAGGAACTGGGCCATGGTCTTGATCAGGTCGTTCTGGACCAGGGTCTCGGCGTCCGGGTTCGAGAACCGCACAAGCTCATCGCTGAGCACCACGATCCCGGCAGCCTTGGCCCACCGCAGGGTGATGGTGTCGAAGGCGAGGCTGCTGACCGGCTTCGGCTTGGCCTCACCGACCCACCCGACGCTGGCCCCGGCCGTCTGGCGCGGGATTTTCACGTTGAACGGCACGCGGGTCAGGCCGGGGATACGCCCGAGGATCGTCGCCGGGCGGAGAAGCTCGACGAACTCGCTGGCCATGATCTGATACTGGACCAGCGGACCGGCCCATACCGCATCGGTCGCCGTACCGGGCGCCACCGCCGCCCGCATCACCCGCTCCAGGTCCACGCCGCCGTACTGCGCCTCCAGTATCTGCGCGACCTCGGGCGTGGAGTTCTGCCAAGCCGTCTGGTTCTTGGCCATGTGGGCGGCCCGCCCGACGTCGCCTTTCGAGGCCATCAACGCCATCGCATAGCGGGTGAAGGCAGTTCCCTTGGGAACCGTGATCGACACGCTGCGGCCGGTGCTGAGCGCCGGGACCGCGCCACCGCGCAGCGCCGGGGCAGCCTCCGGGTTGGGATCGACTTCGGTGGCGCGGGCGACCATCAGCCGCTGCATGGAGCGCAGCCGGACAAGGTGACGGTCGATATCGGAGACCTCGGCCTCCAGGTCGTCGTACTGCTGAGACTGATCAGCATCGAGGGTCGCGCCGGTATCGCTGGCGCCCTCCATGAGCGTGACCATCTGCGCCGCCTTGGCTTGGCGCGTGGCCTCGAAAGCCGAGACCTGCTCGGCTGTAGTCCTGGGCATCTTGCCCTCCGTTCGCTTGGGGTTGGGGGAAGTCCCCGAGCGCGGGGCGGGTCTGCTGCTGGACTCAAGCTCACTGCGGCCTGTCGCGGCCCGAGCTTGAGCATCCAGAGAGCGGATAGTGGTGATGGTGGCGTCGGCGTTGGCCGGGATGGTCACGGCGGAGAGTTCCAGCCATTCCCACTCCTGGAAGTCGATGCCGCCGTCGTCCATGAAGGCGTACTTGGTCGCGCGAAAGCCGATAGAGACCGCCTTCACCAGACCGATCTTGATCGAGTTCCAGGCGTCGTCGAGCCGATCCTTCAGCGGGCCAGGATCAGCGAGCTTGGCCAACTGGGCGCGGAACGGGATACCCTTCGGGGTTGCTTTGGCGAAGGTGACCTCACCTATCGGCTGACCGGAGTCATGCTGCCAGAGCAGCGGCATCGGCACCGCGAACGTCGCGCCCATTGGGTTGACCACGTCGCCCATCCGATCCGGCGTGGGTGTAGACGCGACACCCTCGATGATCCGGGCATCCTCCTGCACCTGCCTGATCTCCAGGACAGAATAAGCACGGTCAAACATGAGCAAAGCCTCCACAGGCTCTAGGTGAGGCCGCTTCCGAACCGGGATAGCAGCCAGATGATGCAGATCAGCACCACCAGCACATAGGCGATATTCTTGAATGGTGCGCCAATGGGCAGTATCTGTATGAGGTACAGGAGCAGGCCGACGATAATAACGACGACCAGGAGCGGAATAAGCATCGGGGCGCGTCCTTACAGCACAAGCATCTGGTATTCCTTGGGCTTTTCTTCTGACTCGCGTTCGCGGTCCTTGAGCCCGACCGCCATGGCCAGGGCCACCGCGCCGTCGATGCGGAACCGCGCCTTGCTCTTGTCCAGCTTTCGGTTCCCGGCTGGGTCGGTGATGGCGACGGCGTTGCCCATGCACCAGGACAGGACCGGGTTCTCGTCGTGGATAAGCTGGCCGTGCAGGACGGCGGTCTCCAGCGCGTCGATGGCCGGGCCCATATCGCGGAAGCCTTGGCCCCAGGACACCAGCCGCAGGCCGTCTCCGGGCTCGCCGTCCTGGTAAGCCTCCAGGCCGACCTCATCGAACTCCCGCAGCAGGTTCTGAATGCCCCAGCGGTCGTAGGCGACGCCGACCACCTGATACTCGGCGCTGATCTCGGCCAGCTTCAGGGCGACGGCCCGAGGGTGGATCGACCGCCCGGCCACCGCCTCGATCCAGCCCCTGTTCGTCCACAGGCGATAGGGCGCACGGTCGCGGCGCTCGTGGTCCTCCAGGAAGTCCGCAGGCTTCCAGAACCAGGACTTCACCCGCGAGCCGTCATCGGCCGATATGCCGACCAGGGCGCAGAGATCGACCTTGGCGCTCAGGTCCAGGCCCAGGTAGACGCGCTCGCCCGGTATCCAGTCGCAGGCTCCGCGACAGCCCATCCAGTCGCGGCGGGAGATCAGCGTCGACATCGGGTTGACGCGCTGGTTGAGGTAGAGGTTCCTCACCTTCGGCTCTTCGGCCGGGAGCCGCTTGGCCTTGGCCATGAGCACCGCCAGTTCTTCGTGCGAACGGAAGTCCCCCAGCGCCGGGTTGGCGGCTTTCCAGGCCGCCTCGTCCATCAGGTCGCAGTCTTCGGGCGCGGCGTAGAGGTGACAGACGGTGGTCGGGTCCTCGCCGCTCAGGCCGTCGTCGATCAGCTTCGAGCAGATGTGCTCCGGGTCGTTGCTCTGGGTGGAGATGGCCAGGAACAGCGGCTCGGCGCGGGCCCCCATGCTGGTGTCCAGGACATCGTAGAGATCACGGCTGCGGGCCTGGGCCAGTTCGTCGAAGATGACGAAGGTGGGGTTCAGGCCGTGCTTGGTGCCGCTCTCGGCGGACAGGGCGCGGTAGAAACTGCCGTTGCCGAGGCAGACGATGGTCTTGGTGGAATTGATCACCCGTAGGCGGCGACCCAACTCCGGCTCGGCCTCGACCATCTGCCGGGCCATCTTGAACACCTGGGCGGCTTGCTCGCGGTCGTTCGCGGCGCTGTAGATTTCGCCGTTGCGCTCGGCCTCGGGCCCGACCAGATGCACCAGCACCAGGGCGGCCGCGAGCAGCGTCTTGCCGTTCTTCCTCCCCAGGCTGAACACAGCGCGGCGGACCATCCGCGCGCCGTCCTCGTACTGCGGCGCATACACGTCGAAGATGAACTCACGCTGCCAGGAGCGCAGACGGATATTCTCTCCCGAACCGACCCCGGAGGGGACGGTCAGCTGCTCTATGAAGGCGCAGACCCTTTCGGCTCGTTGCTCGTTACCAGTCGTAGCTGCGCGCCGCCGAACAGTCCGCTGAACTTTCCTTGGCTTTCGGGCGCGTCGCCCGTCGCCAGCCGCGTCCTGGCTACCGGCGACAGGCCGAGACGGTCGCCTGCCTTTAGGATCACCTCGGCTTGCTTGGCCTGGATCAGCAGCGCCGGGTTGACCACCCGCTGTCCCATCGACCCCGTCGAGAACATCCCCTCGCGTGAGACGACGGCGAGGCTGTTGCGGTGTAGAACCCATGCAATGCAATAGACCGCCAGCGTCGGAGCATCGGCGTCGGTATAGAGCCCGTCAGGCATAGCGCCGACCAGTCTATCCCACTCCTTCGACGCCTCGCCGGTCACGAAGTCCGGCTTGATCGGCGCTCCTGTCGGTTGCGGCTCCCTGTCGTTGAGGCGGCGATGTCCTGGGTTGCCTTCAAGCTTCTTGAGCTTGGTTGGCTTCGGCGGGCGTCCGGTCAGGGCCACGGCGGTTCTCCAGCTGCACCAGGGCCATGCCGTATTCGTCGGCGCCCTCGGGGATGACGAGATCGGGGCGGCGGATCAGCTTGTTGTTGCGGAACGGCCGATAGTCGATCTCATGGTGGACGCGGCTGAACTTCCAGACCACGCGCGCCACGTCCGGGTGAAGGCGGGCGATCATCCTGGACTTCGCCTCGGTGCCGCCGACGTAGATCGTGTCGGTGTTGCCGCCCTTCATGACCTGGGTGGGCGTCTTCTGTTGCAGGAAGGCGTTGAACAGGATCGTGCAGAAGCCGTCCTTGAGCATCCGCAGCGACAGGTCGGTGTCCTCGTTATACCGTCCGCGCCAACGGTAGGGCAGCGGCGTCTTTATCAAATTGCAAGAGTAGATCCGGGTGTTGGCCGTAAAGACAAGGATCTTCTTCTTGCGCGGCGCAAACATATAGTAGTTCGGCCCGGCCATCGCCACGTTGGTGTAGCGGGCGGTGAAGTCCTCCATGGCGGTGAAGATCGTCGGGCTGGTGGCGGGCACTTTGGAGTTCTGGTGTAGCCGGTGAAAGCCTCGGATGTTGTCGTCCACCGTCCAGTGCCACTCGGCCCCGGCGTCCTTGGCGTGATCCCAGATGAAGTTGCGCGCCGGGCCGGAGCCCTTGCCCTTGGCCTCGCCGAGCTTGTCGCAGGTGTCGTAGTCGCGCTGGTAGGCCGGATCGAGCACCAGCAACCGGCGGCGCGGGATGACGGCGGCGTAGGCGTCAAGCTCCTGGTGCTCGACGACGACCAGATAGTCGACGCCCATGACATCGAGCGCCTTCATGGTTAGCCGGGAGTCGGCCCGACCCTTGCTCGGGATATAGATCGGGTGCGGCGGCCTGAAGCGAGGGGATGTCATTCGGCGAGAGTAGGAACGCGCCCAGGAGAGGTTCGCTTAACGACCGCCGGGGTGTCGAAGGGGCCGACATGCGGATCGAACTTCATCTTCTGCCAGGACGTCCCGTCCCAGAACTGCTCCACCTGCTGGTCCTCCCAGTGTTTGAGATCGCAGCGGCTGAACGTGATGTTGCACTTGGCGCAGGCGTCGGTGGTGTCGGCGCGGTTCTTCAGGCGCAGCCGACGCCGGATGATCTGCATCTCTTCGCCATACCAGAAGCGGCGGAAGCCCTCCGGCCCGTCGAGCACATTCCCGAAGCGGCCTGCCGTCTTGTGCATGCCGTCCTGGCAACAGAGCAGGTAGTCGCCCGAGGCCGAGACGGTGACGTCCTGGAACGGCTGGTTGCAGCGGCGGGCGATGGGCTCGGCGAGCGGCTTCATGCCGAAGCGCTTGCCTGCCTCCCAGTCCAGATGGCCCAGCCAGTTGCCCAGAAGGTTGGCCCGGTAGCGGCTCTGCGGCCAATCCTCGGGCTGATCCATGAGGCAGATGAACTTGGCGTTGGGGCCGTAGTATTGCCACGGCGTCGGCGCGCCAGCGGGCTTGTCATAGTAAGTGTAGAACGGATATCCCGAGGCGGCGGCCAGAGCTTCGAAGCGTTCGTGCGGCCCGTACTGGTCGGTGTAGATGATGTTCGCGCCAGCATCGAGCAGGGCTTTGTAGTTGACCTTGCCGCGCTTGCCGAGCAGCTTCGTCCCATTGGTGGTGATCTGGAGTTGCGCCTGCGGGGCAAGCCTGCGGGCGACGGCCAGCAACTCGGTGAGCTTGGTGTTCATGGTCGGCTCGCCGACCACACCTGCGATATCGACGCGGACGGTGGGGGAGACGGCGTTGAGCGTGCGGAACGTCTCGTACCAGACCTTCGTCTGCATGGCCTGTTCGTCGGCCCTCGGAATAAGGCCAGCACAGCAGTGGCCGCAGCGCAGGTTGCAGCCGAAGTACGGCTCGACGATCCACACGATGGGCGAGGTGGAGCCGAGCGGCTTGACCTTCTTCGGCACAGGCCCCCAGGATTTGATGATCTTGGCCCAGTTAGGCTGCGGCATAGGCCACCTTTCCGGCTACGCGCTCGGGCTCGACGGGCGGGAACCACAGGTATCGAACGGTCTTGGTCACGGGCTGGCCGACCAGCTGCGCAAAGGCGTCCATGCCGTCCTGGTCGGAAAAGTGGACGACGACGTGGTGGAAACCTGCGGCCTCTTGCTCGAAGCCGGGCATCCCGGCCCACTCGGCGTTGGGGTCGTTCTCGCCTTCCTCGCGGTCCAGGAAGAGGCTGGTCAACTCCACTTCGCTGAAGCCGACGAGATCGAGGTTGAAGCCTTCCTCGGTGAGACCCTCCAACTCGATCCGCAGCATCGACCTGTCCCAGTCGGCGTTCTCGGCCAGCTTGTTGTCGGCGATGACGTAGGCGCGCCTCTGACTGTCCGACCAACCCTTGGCCGTCATGACCGGCACATCGGTGAGACCCAGCTTCAACGCCGCCAGGACCCGGCCGTGACCCGCGATTATCGTACCCTGCTCATCGACCAGAACCGGGATGGTCCAGCCCCACTCGCGGATCGAGGCGGCGATCTGGGCCACCTGCGCGTCGCTGTGCATCCGGGCGTTGCGGGCGTCGGGCACGAGGGAGTCGAGCGGCAGTCGTTCGACGTGATCAGCGGGCCATGACTGCGCGTTGGGCATTTGAAAAACCCGCCTGTGTTTCGCGGAAATGTGCGTGAGACCACCACACCGATAGATTCGTCGTCGCCGCCACAGTTCCGAACACCCCCCGGGTCGGTAGTTCCCCAGTGGTCGGTCGTCCCCCAGGTCGTCGTCGGTCGGCGGTCGGCCGTCACCGACCGATGGGCCATCCGTCATCGTCGACACCGAGCAGTGGGCGACCGTGCTCGATCAGTTGCTTGTCACGGTTGTGGTGCGTGACGCACAGCGACTGGAGACGACCGAACCAGAACTGCCGCTCATCGCCCCGGTGCGGCTTCACATGGTCAGCCACGGTGGCGATGACGTAGACGCCGGACTGCTCCAGGCACATCACGCAGAACGGTTCGGCCGACAACTGATCGTGACGCCTACGCTTCCAACGTGATGATCCATACCACGTCCGCTGCGGCTCGGACGACTGGCGGTCGGGCCATCGGGATGGTTGATCGGTGGTTATGTCCGCGCGCGACTTCGCGACCATGACGAATGTATCCGTCTAAACCTGGAGGCGCGCAAGCGGTTGACCTACAACCGATGGTATGACCGAGACCGAAGCGCGCCGCAGGCAGATGCACTATGCAGCGAACCGGCGTCGCTGGAAGGCCGCAGTCGAGGCCACGAGGCCGCAGGAATGGGAAAGCACACGAAGCCGACCGACCCCCAGGAGATCGCCCGCCGACGCGCCGAGCGAGCAGCGAACGAGGCTGAGATCAGCCGACTCCGAGCACAGGGCGCGGTGGTTCGCCTGGATCGCGCGCGTCGGATCGTCACCGCCTATCGAGCCTCACCTTTCGTGAAGCTGCGTGACAGCAACACCATCAGCGCGGCCCAGGCGAGGGCGGCGGAAGCACTGACCGAGGACTGGGCGATCTGGCGCGGCCTCGATGGAAAGCCGGAGCGCCTCGATGTTCACGTCACCAGCCGCAAAGGTGGCGAGGTAGTCACCGATCGGATGCTGAAGGCCGGAGAGCGGGTGCAGATGATCCTGTCGCGCATCGGGCCGCTGGACCGCGAGCTACTCGTCGCCCTGGTCAGCGGGATCGTCGAGCAGGATGTCGCGCCGCCATGGCGGGAAGCCGTCGAGCAGATAACCGGCGTCACCCAGAGCGTTCGGCAGTCGCAGATGGTGGTCTCGGCGCTCGAAAACCTCGCCCGCGTCTATCGTTCCCACGGCCGCATGAGGCAGACCGCATGAGCCAGGACAACCGCGTGCTGGTGACCGGCGGGGCTGGTTTTCTCGGCGCACATCTGTGCGAACATCTGCTCTATGGCGGCGCCTACGTCATCTGCGTGGACAACTTCTCGACCGGGCGGCCGAGCAACATCGAGCACCTCCGCGACAGCCGCAATTTCGAGGTGATCCGGCACGATATCTGCCTGCCGCTCTACATCGAGGTCGATCAGATATTCAACCTCGCCTGCCCGGCCTCGCCGGTCCAGTATCAGCGCGATCCGGTCCAGACCACCAAGACCAGCGTGCTCGGCGCGGTGAACATGCTCGGGCTCGCTAAGCGCTGCGGCGCGAAGATACTCCAGGCGTCCACGTCCGAGGTCTACGGTGATCCGGCCATCAGCCCGCAGCCCGAGCACTACTGGGGCAACGTCAACCCGATAGGACCTCGCGCCTGCTACGACGAAGGCAAGCGCTGCGCCGAGACGCTGTTTTTCGAGTATCGCCGCCAGCACCAGCTGCGGATCAGGATCGCCAGGATATTCAACACCTATGGCCCTCGAATGCACCCGAACGACGGGCGCGTGGTGTCGAACTTCATCGTCCAGGCGCTGCTGGGCCAGGAGATCACGCTGTTCGGCGATGGCCATCAAACCAGGTCGTTTTGCTATGTCGATGATCTCATCGACGGCCTCGTTCGACTGATGAACGCGCCGGAGCCGCTCACCGGGCCGATCAACCTCGGTAACCCGGACGAGATCACCATCGGCACGCTCGCCGAGGCGATCATCGAACTCACCGGCTCCAGGTCCAGGATCGTCTACGGCCCGTTGCCGCAGGACGATCCGAAACAGCGGCGGCCGGATATCTCCGATGCGAAGCGGCTGCTGAAGTGGTCGGCGAACACGTCGCTGAGCGACGGCCTGCCGAAGACGATCAGCTATTTCGACCGGCAGCTGAAGGCGGATCGCTTTCGCCGCTCTGCGACAGATCGACTTGCCCTATCAGCCACATGAAGATGCGCCCGAGCGCCGCCTCGTCGTCGCAGCGCAGGGTGATGGTTTTCCAGTCCAGCGATACCTTCACCTGAGCCAGATCACCGTCCGGCCGGGGGCGTTCGGATGGTGGAACGTGGGAGAGCATACTGGGGTCCTCCTGGCCAATAATGTCGGCCACCACGCGCAGCAGCGCGCCGAGATCAGCGACTATTCGACCGCGCTCGATGGCGACCTCTACAACCTGGGAGACCGAACGTCCGGTTCTCTCGGCCTCGGCGTCGATCTCGTCGCGCACGTCCTGGGTCACGCGCGCCTGGATCGAACTGCCCTTGCCCTTCTTCGGAGGTCTACTGGTCATCGTGAGGCGTAGCCCAGGATCGCCTTGGCGATCTCGGCGACCGTCAGCCGCACACCGGCCCGGAACTCCTTGCCCGGCAGGCCGACCTGCTTACCACCGTCGATGAACAGGTCCGGGCGCTTCGCCTTGGCGAACACCTTGCCGGACGGCGCAAAAATGTGGGTGGCGAGTTCGCCCTGGCCGATGGCGACGATGCAGTTGAGTTCCCAGGCGAGCGCCTTGAACCGGGCGCGGAAGTGCGGTCGATCCCAGGCGGTCGGGCGCTTCGGGTCGTAGCCGACCGTGATCGTCATCGGCCACACGAACGGGTCGTTCACCCACAGGCAGAAGCCGCAGTCGGCCGGGAAGAACGCATCGTCGAGCGCCACGTCGGACGCCCGCCAGATGCACATGAACGACCGGCAGACCCCAGGCCGATGCTCGTAGATCATGCAGTTGGTTCCCGGCGCTCTGAGGGCCGTCAGGGACGGGCAACGGACTCCGGCGGGCTTGCCTATCTCCGCGACGCTGGCGGCCGTGCAGCACAGGTCGCAGCCCGCGCACGAGCGGCTTGGCGCGGGTCGCGCCATCGAGCCCATCTGGCCGCCGATCTCGACGTGTTCGGTCATCCCGGCTTCGCTCCGAACTTCCCCTCAAGCCACGCGCCGATCATCTGTTGGACACGCGCATCGGAGAGCAGAATTTGCAGCGTTTCGGGATCGGGCTTCGAGAGCTTCAGGTCGTCGTCGAAGATCAGCATCGAGCCGCAGCCGATACACATCGAGGCGTCGCCCGGCTCCGGCGGGCGCTCGTCCCGACCAGGATCGGCGTTCGTCGCCGAGTCGTGCGGCTTCCCGCAGTAGGGGCAGTGATCGATGGGCAGGCGCGTCATCGGTGCAGGCCCCACATCAGGTGAACGACGGCGGCCAGGGCGACCACGGTGGCGACCATGCAGATGGTGAGCATGATCAGCGCCATGCGGACGTAGCGTTGCGCCCTGGCCAGCTGGGCGAGCGCGGCGTGGACCTGATCCAGCGCGGCAAGGTGCAGGCCGATGATCAGGGTCAGCGCGTCGAGCGGCAGCATGGGCGGGCGTTCTCTCATCGGGCCAGGACCCAGACGAACGACGCCGGTAGGATCACGTTGGCAGGCGCGTCGCGGAACATCGGCGCGATCTCTTGCGGCGTGTAGCCAGCGAGGCCGCAGCCTATCGGCGTCAGGGCGAACACCGTATCGTCGTGGCCGCGCGCATAGGCCAGGAAGCGGGCGACATAGGGCGCGATCCGATCCAGCGGCAACGTGTTGAGATAGCGGTCCTTGGTCGGGATCGCATAGCTGTTCCCCTGCGGCCCGACGCCCTGGCCGTAGATCGCGCCGTAGTTACGCACCGCCATGAGCGCCGCGCCCTTGCCGTGGCGGCCAGCGAGGTTGGAGCCAAAGACGAACACGCTCATTCGTCGCTTTCCTTCCGCGCCGCCTCCGCTGCCGCCCGATACGCTGCTGCCGCTTCGGCCGCTGTCCGGGCAGGAGGACGCCCTACTGCCGTAGCCGCCGCCGCCTCTACTGCCGCTAAGACTCCCTCCTCCTCAATTTCCACCTTCCTTTCCTTCGCCCAGTCGGCCTCGCACGACCAATGCTGGTCCACCGGCCCAATGATATGCCCGGACGGGAACAGAATAACCAAGTTAGAAGTGTAGCCCTCAGATATCCCATCATTAACGCCGTCCAGGGTAATGGGCGACGGGCGCAGAAAACAGTCGAACGCCCAGGCAATAACCGGGATACGCAAACTATCGAACACTCCGTCTTTGACCCAGGAATGCATTAAAAACGTGCCCGGCTGAGCGGGAATGATCGTCTCAAGGAGCGGTTTTTCGTCGTAGATCATGGGATCGGCTCGATCTCGATGGTGTAGGCGGTGAGCGGCCGGTTCGGCTTGCCGTCGTCGCGCAGCGGCTGGACCGCGCTCTGTCGGCGCCAGCACTGCCACGCCTCCACGCTATCGACGAAAACCATCGCCAGGGCAGGATCGGCCGACCAAGTATCCGTGCCGCGACCACCGCGCGCGTCGACATCGAAGTCGACCAGGAACCGCCCGAAGCCAGGGTGCCACGGATCGGCCAGTTTGATGCGACAAGCCAAGGTGACGGCCTCCAGAGTGACGATGACGCCGGTCACCGGAACCGATGAAACAGGCGAACGGCCCACCAGCCCAAGGTGAAGCCGATAACGATGTTTTCCAGGTGATCCAGCATCGCTCACCCCGGCTGACTCGGCTCGATCAGCTTCCAGTGGCGGCGGATACCTTCCCGGATCAGGGTGATGCAGACCTCTTCGCGGGTGTCGCCCCACAGCCCGGTCTCGACCATCCGGTCGATCAGGTGGGCGACCTTGGGCGGCAGGGTGAAGCTGATCTCGACGCGGTTCGTGTCTGCCGTCATGACGCCGCCTCCGCAGCTGCGGCCGCCGCTTCGACTTCAGGCAGGCGACCCATCCACAGCCGCACGTCGGCCATCACCTTCGACAGCGCTCGTTCCTCCGAGAACCGCAGCGCGATATTCGCCACCCGGTCGATGGGCGCTTTGCGGGCGCCAGCCGTCTCGGTCAGTTCGTAAGGGCGTTTGCGCAGGAACGCATAGGCCAGGAGCGTCGCCCTGCTCTCGGTTCGCACGTCATAGGTGCGGTGCCGGTGCAGGCTGTCGAACTCAGCGTGGAGCGCCACCATGGCGTTGGCTCCGATCTGCTTTTTGGCCAGCCGCCGCCAGCCCTTCCTGGCGCGGTGTTCCTCGCCCCGGATGATCCGGGCCTCGGCGGCGAGCGCCTTCAGTTTCACCCTCAATTTTGCGTACATATCGTCCTCCGCTTCTTCGTTACGCCGAGCCCTTCATCAGGCAGGCCGCCGTCAGGCTGCGCGGGTCGTCCGTGCGTCCGGCCGTGGTGATCGCCGCGCCGAACCCGCAGAGATCACAGCTGACCAGATAGATGCCGCAGCGACGCGCCGGGTACGGCAACGTCACGATGCAGACCGGCGACTGACCGGCCGAAACATCGACGTCGATCCCCTTCGGAAAGGCCGGGTTCGCCGCCGCCTGCGGCTCGCGCTCGTGGTCGATCCATCGCGCCGAAAGCGTCACCGCGGACTCTCCCTGGTTGCGTCGTGGTAAGCGTTCAGCGCGACGATCAGCGCCCTGTTGATCCGCCACAGCTTGTCGATGTTGGCCCGTGCGTAGGCCGGTTCGGTCAGCCGGACGCGCTCGACGGGCGTCACCGGGCCGGTGTCGGCGATCACGATCTCCACGGCGGCCTCCAGCGCATCAGCCGCAGCTGCGGGAACGTAGCGGACGCCTTCCTGGTCCTCCGGGTGCATCGGCCCGAGATAGGCCGTCCCGGTCGCGCTGGGGCCGCCCCAGTCGGCTCCGCCCCAGTCGTGCGGGTACAGGATCACCTCGCGCGGCATGGCCGCCACAGCCTCGTCCTGGTGGCCGTGGTGAGGGTTGTCGAATGGCTCGTCGATCATATCCCCATCCTCTTGCGGTCGAGGGCGTGCGGCGGGGCAAGATCACGCCTGCTCAGTGACCGCTCGAACCGCCACTTCCAGAGCGTGAGAGTGACCCACCGCTCCAGCCGGTCATCTTCGAAGCCCAGTTCCTTGGCGGCGACCAGGAAGGCGTGCGCTCCCTGCTGGAAGCCGCGCCGGTAGCAACTCTCGGACTGGTTCGCCTCGCCGTCGTTGCGGTGGTCGTGAGGGCCGAACGGATACTCGCGCAGCATCAGAAGCACCTTCCGCTCAGGACCAGGATCAGCGTCGGCGCGAGGCCGAGCAGCATCCCGGCGCCCAGGTACGGCCACAACCTCCAGGACCGCATGAACCAGTTCATATCCACACCTCGACGATCTCAGGGACATCGTTCGGGTCGCGGCTCATTTGGACGAGCCCTCGGCGTCGGAGTTCCTCGCGGAGCGGTTCGATCTCCGGGCAGACCATGACCTCGTTCGTCGGCCCGGCCAGCTTCCCGTAGGCGACGTGCCGCCGGACCGTGAACATCCCCGGCGCGTCGCTGGGGTTCTGGCAGACGACCCAGAGCGAGAGGGCGTCATGGTCGGTCACGGCAGTTGTCCTCGATAATGGCGGTCAACTTATCGGCGAGCGCCGTCGTCTCGCCCGCGATCAGACCGAGCTTCAGCGCCAGCACAGCGGGCTCGATTGACGGCGTGCATCCCCGAAGCTTCACGATCTTGCGCGCCGCGCGCTCCAGCAGAATCTGCGCCTGCTCAAGCGTCCGCGCCTGCTCGACCGACAGGCCCCTCACGGCGGCGGGAGCCCGTGCTTACGGCTGAAGTCGGCGATGAAGCGATCGAGTTCGTCGGCGATCAGGCTGAGCCGGTTCAGGTCCGCCTGGGTCGGTTCCTCGCCCTCGTCCAGGGTGGCCATCATCGAGCCGAATACATGCTGCGCCCCGGCGAAGAACGCCTGCCTGCACTCGTCGAGTTGTATCTGAGGCGCGTTGTCGTCCATCGCCGCGAGCCGCAGGCCGAGCCACCCGACTTCGATCAGGCAACCGGCGTCCATCGCCTTCTTGGTCGCGCTCACCACGGCGGCGCGCAGCATCGGGTCGTTCATCGCCTAACCTCCGCACGCGCCTCCGGCGGCAACAGCGCCGCCAGATCGTCCGACAGCTTCGACGCCCTGCCCGCGATCATGCCAAGCTGAAGAGCGAGGTCGGGGTCGCAGGGATCGTCGGTGTACCGCAGCGACATGATCTCCCGACTGGTTTCGATCAGCCCGGACAGCGCAGCGCGCAATATCGCGGTCTGTTCGGCGGTCAGTTTTGCGCTCACGAGTTCAACTCCGGGCTGTCGTGCGTCTCCAGGACGACGCGCCCGGAGAACTCGATAAGCTCCAGCTTCAGGCAGACGCCCGCCACCCGCATCGCCACCGGCCGCAGGCTTTCGATCCGCTCGCTGTCGGCGCCGATCATCGGCAGCATCAGCCCGTCGCCCCGGTCGAACGCCGGGATGCCCTGGCCGCCGTCCGCCTCGGTGACGATCCAGGCGTAGAGGCGCTCGATCACGCGCGGGCCGGTCATGATCCGGGCACCTGAAAGTAGGCGATGGCCCCGCGCGCCCGCTTCACCACGCCGAGGTCGCGTTCGATCCGCCGGGGAAGCTCCCGGTTGCGCCGCGCCTCGATCTCGGTCTCCAGGTCGTCGGCGCATTCGATCAGCGCCGCGATAGCGTCGCGGCGGGTTAAGAAGTCGAACTCCGGGAGTTCACCGGGATCGGCCGGAAGCTCCTCGGCGGTCTCGGCGACGAACCGGCGGGTCGCATCGAGGGTGTTCACGACCAGATGCAGCAACGCCCCGTCGTGCCTCTGAAGCGGCGGGCAGGACGACGCCGCCCGGTTGATCATATCGTTGGCGAAGGCGAGCGACCGCGCCGCGATCAGGAGTTGGCCGCGCGGGCTCATTTCCGGCGCTCCGGCGGCAGGAGACGCATCGCCGTGGTGGTCGCCTCCACGAGCGCGTCGATGGCTTCCTGGCCCTCGGCACGCGCCACCGCCTCCAGCTTCGGCAGACCGCGCGCGATGGCCTCCAGGGCTTCGTCGCGGGTCGCCTCGCGCCCCCTGATCCACCATTCGACCTCGTGCGGCGTCCCGAGGTCGAAGAGCGTCCCGCCGCCCTCAGGCTCGAACGGGCGGGACCGGAACAGGCTCATCCAGATCACGCTCGCGCCGGGGTTGTGGTCCAGGTGGACGCCCGGCGGTTCGATCCGCTCTTCAGGAAGGTCTTTCTCGTTCCGCCGCATTCTCGGGTTCGACATGAATGGGCAGGCCCGAGCGGCGTAGCGAGCGCAGACCGGATGCGAGGGCGGCTCGCTGGTGATCCGGTTGATCGCGCACATCGGCCCGATCAGCGACGCCTTGATCCGACCGAGACCTCGGCCGCAAACCCAGCAGAGTCCTTGCCGCTGGGCCTGTTCAAATTTGCGGAGATCGACCACGCGGAAGTCGGCGACGCCATGCCTCCAACTGACGAACCAGGGCACCGGGAACCCGCCCTGAACGGGCAGGCTCCTGATAGCATCCGGCATCGGGATATCGCGGATCGCCGCGACCAGGGCGGCCTCGGTCATAGCCTTCGCTCGCCTCCCGGTGGTGCGTGGCCGACGATAGGCCGCTGCTGATCCGACGCCGCCTGGGTGGCCGTATAGCCGACCTGGGTGAGCACCCCATAAATGAAGTGCTCGGGCAGCCTCATGCTGGCGGCGACCCGCGTCGGCGCTTCACCAGCCAGGACACGCTGAGCGACTTCCCACCGTTGGGCGACATACTGGCGCAAGGTCTTGCCGTTGCGCTTGGCCGTCGACTCCATCATCCGAAACGTCAGCGTCGACGTCGGCCCGGCGAACGCGAAGCTGCGCCGGTTCACATCCACCCGCGTCGGCAGCAGGTGCGGGTTGTCCCAGATGGCGCTGTTCGGGTCCTCGAACCAGAACGGCCCCTTGGCTGGCGCCGCCATGACACCGTTGACCTTGCGCATCAGCGGCGAGGCTTTCGAGACGTTCTTGCCCCGGTCGTCGCCAGGGAACTCGATCCGACCTTCGCGGCGCGCCCTGGCCTGGACGCTGTAGACCACCTCGATGTTGACCCCGAGGCTGTCGGCGATAGCCTTGGGCGTCTCGCCGCGCAGAGCCCGCTCGACGATCTGGCCCTCGGCGCTCGACGCCACGAGGTTCAGCAGCGGCGGCGGCTTCGGGCCCTGCCAGGAGATCATCGGCTCGGGAGGCGGCGCTTCGGCCTGGAACGGCCGCATCGTCACCGACGAGTTGAACGTGCCGTAGTCGATCTGCTGAGGGCGTGGAGCCGAGATGGCGGCCAGCGCCTGGGCGTGCGCCACGATGCTGTCGCGCACTGGGCCAGGAGGGATCGCAGAGAACGCCTCCACGAGTTCGACAGCGCCGGGCAGGGTGAAAAACATGGCGATGCGCGCCGGGTCGAGCATGTTCATTGGGTGGCGCCTTTCCGACGCTGAGTCGGGCTGGGAGCCCACGTTTTCTGATAACCGAGCGCCAGAGCTACGATGGTCATCGTGAAGTTCTGAGGCCGCCTTACGGCTTTATAGAGCCAGCCCATGATGGTGTACCGGCTGACCTTGTGACCGAGCTTTTCAGTCTCTTGCTCGATATCCTCGGGGCTTAAGCCGCTCTCACCTATCAGGCCGACGATGAACTCCATGTCCGGGTCCTTGTCGATCCAGTTGTAGGTCAGATAATTGGGAGTGCTCGGAATGAAGTTCGGCCGCTTGGGCGGTGGCCGCCTCGCCTGCGAGAGATAATGGGCGTCTGGCAAAGGGTTCGTGCTCCTGTCGATGTCTCTGGGTAGCGCGAAAGTTCGCGCTTGTTGACATTAAAACCCCGAGAACGCAATTTTGTCTCCAAATTTGTGCTCGGTCTTACGGTAACACCTGACGTGCCGATACCTCACGGCCGCGCTTGATAAGCGCGGCCACCGTAGCGTCCTCTTTGGACATGCGCCGCCGCTCGTTGCGAGGGATCGAGCGGAACCAGCCTCCGCAGTCGAAGGCCCGGCATATCCTCGGCCGGTCGGCGTAGACCCCACAACCGCCAGGACCAAGATGCACACACGCGCCGTCCGGGCGCTGCTTGAGGAACAGGAAGGGTCCGATCTGCTCGGTGTCGTAGCGCCCTGGATCATCGCCATCCGTGACCATGACCTTCTGGTGATGACAGCACAGGCGACACACCCCACACTCGACGACTGCATCCCGAACCTGATTCGCACCACAGGAGTCCTCGATGACCCTCGCGCTGTCGTCGGCCAACGCTAAGACCGAAATGGCATTCACCGACGCCGCCGAGTTGCGGCGATGCGTCTGGCCGATCCGGGGTTCAGGCGCGCTCATGATCGTCTGCGGATGCCGTCGCGGCGAGGGCGATCTGGCCTACTGCCTTGAGCATAGACGCCTCTCCCAACCGCCTTCGGCGAGGTGATTCGGGCCAAATTTACGATACCCCCCCTCTATATAGGGTCGTAAACGTCGTAAGTTTCCGTGAACAAGATGAGAACACCGCATCGTAAGTCTCTGGTTTAACTGACGTTTTCGAAACTTACGAAACATCCTTACGGGGGGTGTTTTCAAGGGGTCTCCGTAAGGTTTTTTTCGGGCTCCGGCGGCAGTCGTACAGAACCGAACCGGCCGGGCAAATGGCCGACCTCGGCGAGCCCGTAGCGCTCGCCGCCGGAGCGGAACCCGGACTCCATCAGGTGCTCCACGAGATCGCTGTGGAAGCCGCCGAGCGACCGGCTGGCGGTGGCCCAGCCGAGGCCGCTGTCGTCCTCCAGGATCAACCCGCCCGCCATCAGGTGGGAGATCAGCAGGCGGCGCTCGTAGTCGGTCCAGGACGGCGGGAGCCAGGGCTCGGTGGTATCCACTGCGTCAACGGTCATGTCGGGTCCTCCTGGTCGTCTCCTGGCCACACACGGCCTGTTTCGTTGCGAGCCTCGTCCACCCAGAAGTCGGCGGCGGTCGCCTCGGGATCGTCGTCCTGGTCGCCATCGGGCATCACCTCGGGTGGCGGGTTGATCCACACGTCAGTCATCGCCGTCGCCCTGGTCCCGGCCGCCCTCGACCTCGGTCTCGGGCAGGCCGTACTTGCCCCGGCCGACGCGCCTGACCTCACCGGCCTTCAGCATGTGGAACAGGCGCTGATCGACGACGCTCTTGCGCAGGCCGGTCTGTGACGCGATCTCCGCCGGGGTCAGGAACCAGCCCGCCTCGCGCAGGTGCCGGAGTATCTTCTGCTTGGTCTCCGACTGCCGGGTCTCGTCGGCGTTCCCGGCGATCTTCCACCGGCACTCGTCCTTGTCGAACCGGGCGGCCAGTTCGAACTCTTCGATGTCCCGGCCCCGACCCTTGAACACCGTCCCGCCGTCGCTCTGGCGCTCCAGGACGATCACCGCATCGGAGCCGCCGGTTAAACCGTTCGTGCCGCTGACGCTCTCCAGGTAGTCGTCGGCCACCGACTTGCGGGTGTGGTGGATGACCACGATGGCGATCCCGACCTCAGAGGCGAGGCGCTGAAGGCTGATCGCGCACCGATAGTCGTAGGCGTAGGGGTCCTCGTCCCGGACGCGCTCGGGGCGGATGTAGTTCAACGTGTCGATGACGATCAGGCGCGGCGAGGGGACGGAGCCGATCCACTCCCGCAGCGCTTCTTCGCAGCCGTCGCCCAGGCGAGGAAGGTCGTTGGCGAACCAGATGGTCAGGCGCTGGGGTGGTCGCTTGGCCAGCTGACAGAACGTCCGCAGCCGTTCCTTCATCCGCCGGGGGCTGTCCTCCAGGGCGCAGTAGAGCACGTCGCCCTCCACGCACGGCTGGTCGCCGAGCGTGTAGCCGCCGATGGCCACGGTGACGCAGACGTCCAGGGCCAGCCAGGACTTGCCGCGCTTCGGCGCTCCGGCCAGCAGCGTCAGACCCTCGGCGATGTAGAGCGGCACGGCGAAGCGGATCGGCGGGAAGCTCATGTTCCAAAGCTCGGCGGCGGTGCGCCCGCGAGGCGGTGGGCCCGCCGGGAGATCAGCTATCGTCGCCGGGTCTCCGCCAGCCGCCAGGAAGTCGTAGACATCGCCGCCCTTCGGCAGGCCGGGCAGCTGCCGGATCATCACCTCGGCGGCCACGCCGGTCAGGTTCGCGGCCACCTTCTCGGCGTGGTCCAGGCCGACCTGATCATTGTCGGGTAGGATGATGACGCGGGCGTCCTTGAACCACTGTGCAAAATGCGGAGGCCACTTGCCCGCGCCACCGGGCGAGCATGTCGCCGGGTAACCGCGTGTGTGGAGCGCCAAGCAGGCTTTCTCGCCCTCGCAGATGAAGATCGTCTTGCCGAGCCCACTGGCCTCGATGGTCTCGGGCAGGCGGAAGGGCACCTTCAGGGCCGTTGGTATGCCGCCCCACTCCCAGCCGCCGTGACCATCCGGGCGCTGCTGGAAAAACTGCTTGGCGCGGGTGCGGCTGACCTGCTGGACCGGCTCACCGAGCGCGTCCTGGTAGAGATACTTGGCCACGATCTCGCCCGCAGGCGCGTGACCGTTCGCCTTGCCGTTGGCGTGACCGTTCGCCTTGCCGTTGGGCTTGAACGCGGGCGCGCCGATCTGGGCTCGCACCCAGTCTTTGACGACGATGGGGTCCTGGTCCTGGTCTGAGAACG